TCACTTTTTAAGAAGGGATAACACAATGAGAGAATACTTTGGTTTCATTTCAATGTTTTTAACTGGATTCTTATTTTTCAATCTATATTTTGCCGGTCCTTTTTTAATTTTGATACCTATCTCAATCGTTTTAGCTATTTTTGCTCCGAAAGGTATAGCTAAAACGTTCGCTTTTGTTGGTTTAATAATTTTTAGCATTTTCTTCGCCTGCATATATATCTTCATTTATTTTATTTAATACTTATTTTAGACAATCCCTTTCTCTAAAATAAGTATTTTGTTAAAAACTTATATGGATATATTTTTCGTTATATAATTAAATGATTAATATATTAGGAGTATTAGTAATGTTAAAAACAATAATGATTTTGTTATACATCTATTTCGGAATAAATGCAGTTTTTAGATTAATAAAGGAATTTCGAAAGCCACAGAAAAAACAGTTCTTGATTTTAGTTGATTCTCTAATTTTGATAGGGGCTATATTTTTAATGGATAGTTTCTTTATCTAAATTACATAAAAAGAACCCCCAGCAAGCGAAAGTTAACTGCTTTTTAATTACAATAACTATTTTGTTTAAATTTACCTTAATTCATATCAAGGTTTCTTAACATTCGCATTAATAACTGTATAATATAATTAAACTGTTTGTATGAGGGGGAATTATTATGAACTGGCAACAAAAATATAATCCAAATTCAGAATTAGTTTTATATATACTCTGTTTTAATGCATTCTGAGCATTCTGAGCAATTTGTTGCATTAATTCAAAATTAGTTTTATATGTACTCTGTTTTAATGCATTCTGATTACGCTGAGCAATTTGTTGCATTAATTCAGAATTAGTTTTATATGTACTCTGAATGGTTTTGTTCAGTTTATCTACAGATTGATTAAATGCAAGTATATCTTGCAAAGGATTCGTTATATTTTGTTGTAGTTCCTTAAACTCAAACTTATTATTTTTCAACTCTTCTAGCACCCTTTTCTTTTTAATTTCAAGTTCTCTTTTTCTATATTCCTCTTCCATTTATGACACTCCCTTCCATATTTAATATTCTATCATTAAAATAAAACAAGGTAGACACCCTCTCTGTGCAAGTTACCCATATCTTATATTGTGTGTAACTGAACCCTTTGTTTAATCCCTTGGTATCATTGATTTCATTTCACTTTCTCTTTTGAGTTACACAGTACGAAAATTATGAGTAACCGTATTGAGATACCACTAATATTTTGAAAAACAAGCTAAGACAAAAATAAAATAAGCTGCCCATGTGGACAGCTTATTTACATAATTCTCGTTATTGGAAGTTGATTAATATCAGTTCATTTGTTTTTCGAAAGGAGTTATTTTGTTCGTTCAAAGATAATATCAAAGTAATTCGCGTACCCCATAGTTGGTGGCGCAAATAGTTGATTTTATAGGGGGAAAACCTGTAACTAAAGCCTAATATAAGTGTTTTTGTTTAAATTTTGCTTAATTCTCACCGATAATTAACTTAAAATTTAGAAATCGTTATATAATGAATTTAATTTAAAATTAGGAGTGATTAAATTGCCAGATATGATAAACCTCGTTCTTTTCATCATTATAGCGAGGTGTTAAAACTTCTAATAGAAAGCATATTCGATTAAGAAAGAAGGGGTAGTTATGAAAACTAGTGAAGAAACGCATTGGCAAAGGTTTAAACGTAAGAGTAAATCCCCGAAAGAGTGGTTAAAGAAAGTATACGAATTTTTTATTAATGAACACGTATGGGATGCTATCTTTAAAGTGTTCCTTAAACTAGTATGGGCAGTAAAAGGTATGGGGAAAAGCTTGAAACGGGTAATAGAAAACATATTCAATTAAATTCTATTCTTTCATACTTTCCTCTTATAGGAAGGAAATATCAATCACTGAGCATTAATATTTTTTAACTGAGTAACAGTTCCAAAAATGATTTTTAATAGAAAAAAAGGGTTACAGATTCGATTGTAACCCTTTTTCCAAATCTTTTTTGTTTTATACGGCTCCTATAATGATTATAGGACTGAAGTATGATTCGAAATAGCGTTGATTATATGATTCCAATCGTCACAGTGAATCTCGTGACCCGACCCTTCTAGGGTTAGTAACAAAGCATGGGGAATTTCATCAACAAGAGCAAGACCATGCTCGTATGGAAGCACTATATCCTCTGTACCATGGATAACCAAAGTAGGTATATTGATTCCTTTTAACTTCCCTTCATAAGAATCATCACCTTTAAGAAGGGAGTGATTAAACATACTGAGTAGGTTATTTGCTCGTTTTATTTCTTTTTCTACCTGCTTATAAACCCTCTTCTCATCGAATTTATGATTTGAACCACAGAGTAAAGCTGATCCTGCAACCAAGTAATTTGCAACAGATTCTTCATCTGACCAATTTAGTTTGGCCGCATTAGCATGGTAAGCGAGTATCTTCTCATCGATCGGAGGTAAATTCCTGTTGTTGTCTTCAGAACCAAAAATACCTGATGCAATCAAAGTTATACTTAGAACTCTCTGAGGGTTCCTTAAGGCTACAATTTGAGCAATCATTCCACCCAATGACATTCCAACAATATGTGCTTCGTCAATATGATATGCATCGAGTACTCCAATCGCATCATCAGCCATATCTACCACAGTATAGTGGGAACTCCCCGGTTTATAAGTAGTTGACCGTCCGACATCTCTATTATCATAACGAATAACATATCGGCCGGTATCAGCTAATTGTTGACAAAATTCCTCATCCCAATAAACCATTGAACACATGGCTCCCATAATCAGTAAGACTGCTGGATCTGCTGAATCGCCAAAGCTCTCTGTACATATATCAATTTCATTAATTTTAATAATCTTTTCAGTCATGATTAACTCCTCATTTCATTCGTATTTAGTTAATAAAAAAGACACAATCAAATAAACCCACATATTTTTTTGAAAAAATAGTTAGGCATAACGAATTGTGTTTAAAATTAACGTAAACGAATGAACTTGATAATCATGTTAAACACTCTCCTATAAAAAGGGAATAAGGGTAAAACCCTTATTTTGATTATAACATAGCTCTATCAGTATTAATATAGGTTCACTTTTTCTTATTTTATAATTTTAAAAATAATTCCTATTGTATGAATCTGCACTCTTAGTTGAAGAAAAGACGATGTATACAATATCCAAACCTAATTAACATAACGTCTCATTATCGACAGAAAGGAACCTTCTATTTTGTTCTATGGATCTATGCATTTTTTATACATTCCTATCCTAGCGCGATTTTAGGATTATTGTTTGTTACTGGATTAGCCAAAAAACTGTATAAAACCTTGCATACTTTTAACGTGTTTTTTCAAAAATACTACGATACCCCTAGATTTAAAAGAAATAAGCAATGCTTAGATTTTAAACCTAGTCATTGCTTTATCCATTGCATCTTGATTTACACCTATATAACGTAACGTGACCTTCTCTGACGAGTGATTAAATATCTCCATGAGTAATGCTATGTTTTTTGTTTGCATGTACATGTGATACCCGTATGTTTTTCTTAACGTATGTGTTCCTATTTCATCCAACCCGAACTCTGACGCTGCTCCGCTTAATATCTTATATGCCATGCTACGACCAATAGGACGATTCTTACCTTGTCTGCTTTGCAATAAATACTCATTGTCTTCCCTTTCTTCAATAAACCATTTCAGTTCTCTTTTCAGTGCTGCAGTAATTTGTATTCGTTTCTGTTTCCCTGTTTTCTTTTCTCTCATAGATATATGACTGCCCTTGACATCTCCTACCTTCAGTTTCAAAATATCCGAGATTCTAAGACCTGTATTAATGCCCATAATGAAGAGAATGTAATTACGTAAGCTCTTTTCCTTAAAATACTCTTTAAGCTGCTGTATTTGCTCTGGATCACGTATTGGTTGAACGAAATTCATTATTCATTACCTCCCGTTTCTTCTGTCTCGTAAACTTCTAATCCGAGCGCAAAAGCAAGTTTATAAAAAGCTTTAGATTTCCAACGTCGATAAGTACGCTCTGACATCCCTATTTCGTTATAAACCATATAATCACACACGTCCTCATCTTCTAAATAACGTTTATAAATAATATCTCTCTGAATACTTCCTGCACGTTCGTTTCCTAATCGATTTAAAAACTGATCAATACGTACCGACATTATTTCAAGCCACTCTTCTCGTTTGCTTTGTTGAATATTTACTATAGCAACATCTTCTAACGGTTTACCAACAGCATGTGTAGGACCGTGCTCACGTATTTCATAAGAAGGAGTGACTTTCATTTCTTTACGCATCATCCCAAATTGTCTATGTATACGTACACTTTCCAAAACACCTTCTAATTCTTCGTGTGTCGCTATTCTGTCAATTTTTGGTAAAAAAGATAATTGTTTAGTCATGTAAGACCACTCCTTTTATTTTTAGATTACTTTTGTCTTATTGCTCCACGTCTTCGTTCATAACAAGGTCTATGCATCCCCATTAAATCCTCAATTTCACGAGTACTTAATTTCTCTTTTGGTTTTGTCTTATTTTTCTTCTTTCCTTGCTTGGATTGACTTTTCCATTCATGTAACTAATCCTTTAACACCCTCATTTCCCCATCTTCCTTTTCAAAATAAAAAGGACACCAATTCCTAAAACAGCTTTCATTGCTGCTTTAATGAATTGGCGTCCTCTAGTTTTCTAGCCGGACTATATTCGAATGTTATTTTATATATCCCAATAGTCATTATTAACATCATTAGTATATTTGCTGATTTCCTTCTCTTTCCCACACTTTTCACATTTATAATAACTAATAACTAATAACTAATAACTAATAACTAATAACTATCCCCATCTTACCAGTTTTAAAATTTTCATTGTCATGACTTTTAATAAGTTTATATCTATGTATACATTTAGGTTCTTTTAATTTATCAAACCAATTTCCTAACATAAATTAATCCCTTTCCTCTCGAAGATATTCTTTTTATTCCCATCCTCTTAAGAATACCTTAGAAAAGATTCCCAATCAATGAAACGTGGTAGCTTGTTTTTCTATAAACAAAAGGATTATTTTGTTAAGAATTGATGATTTCTTTAATTCTATTAGGCTTGTCTAAGTTGTTATCGTTTGGTATATCCAATTTGACCACATTATCACTTAATGCATCAGCTAATTCATGAGCACTATTCATATCATGTGTATGAAATCTAAATTCTTTACCATTAGAAAGTTACATAAACACTCCTTGCGATGAGTTAGTTCCAAATGTCCCAATCCGAACTCTGCACCAAAAGCATTTATCTTTATCTATATGGCATGTACATGCATTACCCATTTCGCTCTATCCCCTGAATAAAATTCAATATTCCGTCCATACTATAAATGCACTTGAGTTCTGAACTTCCTTCTTAACGTTTTTCTGGAGAGCAGTTAGCTTTTGCTAGCTGCTCTTATTTTCTGTAATTGGTTTCATTTACCTGATGTTTTCAACGTAATATTACGTTACGATATAAAAGGATAAAATATATTTGGCTGTTATATCATTACCCTAGGGAACTAGGTTTTTTTTACACAAAATGAAATTTTTATTTAACTTTCTTGCATAGCATTTTCGCTTCTGCGAATACTATGGTTGTAATTTGCAATTACACAATTAACATTTAATAAGCACCGTTTTCTTTTTTTACCAGAACAGCTAGCTAATCACGCTAGCTGTTTTATTGTATAAAATGAAGTTTTTATACGATTTTAAACACATTTAAAAATAAATTCATATGATATTACGTATTCCTCTCTTTTACAAAATGGATTTGGGTCAGAAGAGCACTTTTACGAAGTGCTCTTTTCCCATGGAATTAAAGCTCTACTGAATAGCGTTTTTGTTTAGTTTCACTCTAAAAGTAAAATTTTCATTTTTTCATTCAACCAAGTTCATAACATATTCTTTTCCCCCGATAAAATAATGATTAAGTGTCCCATGCGCATTTTATCCACTGGAAATAATACCTTTCACGTACTTACGTATTAGAAACTTCATTTCTGCTTCTTCTGCAATAGCAATTTTGTTCACTTTTTTGATACATTTATGAAACATTCACATGTTATCTTCAATATGTTCTATTCTTTTTGAAAAACCATGTGAGAATACCAAAACAAGAAGCCCTAGAGCCCTAACTCTAGGGCTTCTTGTTTTCAAATAAGGATTTTGTTAAAAAACTGCACATTTATTAAGAACATGCATAAAATATAATGTGGTATTCTTTTTCAATATTATTGTTTATCCGAGAGCGCCTTGAATGGCGCTCTTTAATTTTCAAATAATTACGAGAGCGGATTTTATTATGTTGTACAAGCACTACTTCGCTTTATTAAATAGACTATATTGACATCTAAAAGAAGGGAGCTTTAAATTCATATGGCTGATTACTTTTATAAAGATGGTAAAAAGTATTATAAAAACCAAGCGCATTCGGACCCTCAAAAAAATAACTGTTTTGTTGAGACTCATACAATTGGTGGTTCAGGAGTAAATTTAAATGGAAATATACCTATATCTATCGACCTCCTAGATACCACTCCACAAACAGTATTTGAAGATTTCACCAACAATCACAATAAAACATTAATTCAGTTATTTGTTGTCGGCATGAGTGCCCCCGTTCAAGTAACTATTCTAACAAGAAGATCTAGCCTACCAATTACTACTACATTACAACCCGTTCAAACAAAAATATTTCAAGTTGAAGATTTTCAAAGTCTTACTTTTACAAAGCAGGAAGGTCCTGCTAGTGTAGTTAGTTTATTTATTCAAAAAACATTTTGTATCTGCTGTAACGATAATAACGATTCATGTAATGAATATTACCACGAGTGCAATTAATAGATTAAATTGCCAGAAGAACTCTTTATATAAAGGGTTCTTTTCTTTTCACTCCCCTCATTTCCCCGTTTTTTATTAAAATAACTATTTTGTTATATTCCTTGCACTTTTAAATGAGACAAGCATATGTTGTAGTATAATGTTTCATCACTTATTTACACTTCCTTTTTTCAAGAGTACATATTCGATATGTACTCTTTTTATATCACTATAAAATAACGCTTTTATTTATTTTTTAATACGCTTTTCCCAAAAAACATGCACTACCCCATCACCATCAAATTAAAATCTAATAGATTCCCAGAACGAAAATTTTAACTTTCTTGTAACAACGAAGCTCTGTTATCGTTTTTGGAATACTTCATAACCTTAGCTTGATAGGCATAGGGCAAGACCCCTAATTTAGTAATTTACGTAGTACATGCCGTAACCAAATCTATTAATCTAACATATTGTATAAAAGTGACTTTAAACCTATAAAAAAGTTGCTAAGGAGGTTAATATAAAATGGCATCATTTGAAATTGGAGCAAGATCTCTTTTCAATTTTCGAAACGAACGCTTTTTCTTATTAGTTGAAGATGAAATTACAATTCCAGATAAAGGTGTAGAAATTGATCCAGTTAATATCTACGAAATTGATCAGCAAACTTTCAATTTTATCAGAGATGAAGGAGATACACCTGTAATTGAACCAGTTGATACACTTCCAACTGTACCACCTGGATTTAAATTAGAACGAAAATGTATTTTCACAGTCGACAATTCATACTTTGTAATATACGATTTAGAAGATGGAACTGATAACAACGTCCTATTAAGAATCAGTGCAGCATTATTTAATTCATTAAGAAATTCTGGTGTTCGTGAATGTTTTCCTCAAAATTTCATTTAAGAACTTAAATTAATTAGACCTCAAATGGAATACTCTTTGAACAATTTAACCCCTCGTAGTTTTCTACAAAGGATTAAATTGTTATGTAAAAAGTTTTTTTAATTAAATGGAGCAGTTAATGCAAATGACTGCTCTATTTTAATTTTCATTACATAAACTTGATATTTTTGTCCATACTATACAAAACTCACGAAATATTTATACTCCTTAAATTCGTGAATGTAATGTTCTTATAGCAGTTAGCCTATGCTAGCTATGCTAGCTGCTCTCTTTTGCATTTAGTTAAAAATAAGTTTTAGGTCTTATTCCTTTTCTATAACATATACTTTTAACCTAACCGTTCAGCTCAAAGTGTTACCTCCTATCTTAAAGAGCACTTATGCATGGTGCTCTTTTTTATTTTATTTTTTTCATCTCTGTATAACATTTTCAACCCTGTTCATACTATTTTTGTAACTTAAAGTTACAAACTATTTCTGTAAGCGGAGCGTTTCTTTTGTACAACAAGCAGTTAGTTTTATTAACTAGCTGCTTTGTTGTCCAAAAGAAAGATCTGCACATGTATTAAGAACATACATAAAATATCATGTGGTATTCTTTTTCAATTTTAGTTTTGGTCATGGAGCGCCTTAAAAAGCGCTCTTTATATTTGCAAATAACCATTTCGTTCAAACATACACACGATTTATATAAACTAAGCATATATTTACATAGACAAGACATAGCTTTTACTATACATGCACAATTTTTGTGCATGTTTTTTTGTTCAACACAATAACTATTTTGTACATTCCTTGCACCTTTAAATGAGGCAATCATATGTTGTAGTATTATGTTTCATCGCTTATAGGAGCCTCCTTTTTTTCAAGAGTACATATTTGATATGTGCTCTTTTTTCATTCTCCTATACGAATAATCTTTTTTACATTACACAAACTATCCTCAAGTCAACTTCCCATGACTACACTCTTTAAAAATGGAGCTTTACCCCTCCGGACTTTTTAGGCACACGGCAGGTAACTTAGTCAATTACCTGCCATTTTCTATTCAAATAACGCATTTGTTTAATGAAAATCAATTAACTATAATTTGAAAAATCGGAAACATTTACTCAATGATTTTTCTGAATACTCATACTATTATTTATGTGCTGATGTTCACCATCCCAAGAACTCAGTAATATCATCCACAGGCTCCACTCTCACCCTTTTGAGAGTGGAGCCTTTATTTATAAGGATTATCCTCAATATTTATTTTTATAAAATTCAAATTTGGTCTTAATATCCGTTATCTTGGCGCTGGTGGTTCACTTCATTCTTTTTGTAATAACCTTGCTCAATCTCTTCAAATGTGATTCCTAATTTCTTACCTAAACCTAAGAACGAGTACAATAATTCCTCATAAAGCTCAATGTCTTGAGTTGCACGAAATTCCGATACAGCTTCATATACATTGTTAAATTGATTTACTAGCTTACTTGCGGTATAGACGTTTGCATTATGTTCTAATAACTTCAGGCTATATTCATTAGGATTAAATCCGATGCCATTCCCTAATGAAGATATAAAATGAAATCCATCTACATACTCCATTAAAATAACTTCTTTTTCACTAGGTCCTTTATTGCTCCAATGCTTAAAGCATCTTGTTTCATTTGCAAGTTCTCCAATTTCAACCTGTAATGCAAGAATCATATTGTAAAATAAATTTTGCCCTTCTAATCCATGCTCCTCAATGATTCTTGTATCTAACACCTTTTGCATTCTGAATATTTTAGTTAAATTCATTTTGCTTTCCCCTTCCTATTTAGCAAATCCCTAATCCTATCGGACGATTTTTAATTAAATACTTATCAGCCTGATCTATTACAAGGATAGCAACCTCAGCTTGATGTCTCCTTAACGCTTTTGCCATCTTTGGTAAACTCATGCCTTGACTCCACATTTCACGAAAACGAATTACATCTCTTTCATCCCAAATGAAGTTAGCTTCTTCTAAAGCGATGTATACCTTCAACCGTGATTCCTTCATCGCTTCATGATTTCTCGCTACACTCATAAGCGAACCTACTTTCTTAAAATGATTATTTTATCTTTTCAGTAAACTTAGTATCTACACGATCAACTTTACCGTTTATCCAAACAGCAACTTGCTCACCAAAACCACTCTCCGGTGGATTGAATGCTGTAACATTTCCATCCTTTACTATTAAAAGCTTGTTATTACTAACATCAATTTCTACTTTTTTCATATGTCCATCTCCCTTTTACTACCTCATGTACTCAACAACATCAGGTTTAAAACCACTTCCTAAATAAACCCTTATCGGAATTATTTCTTTTTTATCCCTTGCTTCCTTACACAATTCTTCAGCTGTATCCCAATTAAAAAACTTATCTACAGCCCGTTGAAATCTCCAAATTGCCATTACATATTGTTCAAAGATGTCATAACGATCATCTTGCTTAGTTGTGCGTGGTAACTCATCCGTACTCTTTGCATTCTTTGGGACTTGGACTCGTACATCAGCGTATGTATTGCGCCCAGTTCCTTTCTTAATATTGGCTTTCATTACATCGAATTCACAAATTGCTGGCTCTACATCGAAAATATTTAGTTGCTTAGGCATGTGCCATCCCACTCTTCTGAATAAGATCCAGTAATTCAATTGCCCCTTCCTTGCTTAAAAACATTCGGCCACCTAGCAACTCTATGTTGGTTTCAGAAACTTCACCCGTCACAAAGCATGAGTTTTCATATTTTCTTAGAACAATGTTTTCACCCTCGACATGAAAATCTATTGTCGTTCCTTCGACAATCCCTAAAGTTCTGCGTAACTCTACTGGAATTACTACACACCTAGCTCGTCCACTTTTCTTGCAACGCCTGTGTTTTTCATACCTTACTCTCCTTTAGTATTTTTATATTTATTTAGAATCTCATCCAAACGTTTCTTATTATCTTCAAGATCATCGCTTTGAGTTTGCTGTGGCTGCTGTATTGGCTCTTGTTCTTCTTGTTTGCGTAACCAATCCGGTACAACTTCCGTTCGTTTGGAATAACCTTTACCAGTACGTTTGTTATTTTTCTTACTCATTTCAAATCGAGTATCTAAAGCAGCGACATCATTTAATGTTTTTACTTTTTCCTTTTCCCAACTACTTAAAATACTGCGAATATATCTCCACTTTGGTACATTTTCATCAATTGCTTTATTAACAGCGTGAATAACTAATTCATTACCGAATCTATCGCAAAACTCACCTAATTCTTGAATTGCAATTTCACTTAAAAGAACGATGCCCTCCGCTTGATCCTATTTTTCTCGATTCTTCATCCAGACGCACAATACTTTGTAGTTTTTCAGCTCCTTCACCACAAGTCAGCGCATCTCCTTTACATCGATGACTTCAAAAAATGACATTTGATTCATACGATACGGTTCCCCCTCCGTTCAATCTATGTATTTATCAATGGAGTATTTTGTTGAGTTCCAATATGTAATATTGCATATTTCGCACTTTTAATTTTCGCACATGCGATAATTTATTTATAAAAATATAATTATTAATAAGGGTGATTTATATGAGCAAGTTCCGAGAGAAGATGATTAAATATTTGCAAACATTTTGGGGATGCTTAGCATTTGGTGTATTAATGTTTGCTATCTTCTTAATTACGGATTTAACAGATGCATCTTTAAATACATTAGGCTGGAGAGACTGGCTAGGTTCTGTAGCAGGCGCAACCATTTTATCTGTTGGGATGTTTACTTTAAATAAATTGAATTTAAAATAAATATTCGGTCAATACTGTATGTAGGCTGTATGCCAACATTCATTTAAAGTAGTCTTCTCTGTATCTCCTTGTATTGAGCAGTTAGCTTTTGCTAGCCGCTCTTTTATTTTGTTCCGGTTCTTGCCCTATCTACTTTCCCCCAATAAGTACACATATCTATTCCCCATTGCTACAAAATGAAATCTTTATTTTGTTTTACGGATCGCTTCTTCAATTAGCCAAGATACAATATTAAAATCATTAGCTTCACCCTTTAAAGATGTTCCCTTCCAAAAGTATTCTTTCATCACTTCAAATAATTCTTCAACAGCTTCAATTCATCTCATATTCATTTTCCCTTTCTCCCAAATAACTATTTTGTTTTACTAATTAGCTGATTAATTTCACAAACACCTTTTAAACATTCCATGTTTCTTCACCTCTTGAATATTTTTCAAACAAAAATACATACTATTTTCAAGCCGCCGTTTCCACGGCTAATACCTCTTTCTTTTGTTACAGCAAAAGCAGGTAGGTTCTTCACTTATCTGCTTTCTCTGTATATTTTTTAAGAAATCGAAAATAATACCAACAAGCTGTTTGAACTAGCAGCTTCACTCTTCTCGCAATGGGGATGCAAATTATCACAATTAGCTAACTCATTGAACTCACTGGCAGACAACCAAAATCGTTGTCTGCTTTTTGTATGAGATTTTTCGTTTTACATATACTACTTTTGAACCTGCAGACCAATACGAGCCATTTTGGTGCTTGGGATTTCCCTTCCGGGGATAAGTATTTTTTACTTATCCCTTTTTTGTATAGACACGTATATTTAGGGTAAAACTAATTACAAGCAGATTTTCTGTTTATGCGTAGTTCTAAACAAGATTACTTTTTCTCCTATTAAAGGACGGCAGGTACGACTGCTAGTCCTTTTTTCTTATTTCGCATGCTGTCCCTTCTGGTAACTTCATTCTTCATTACCTTCATCATCATAGTAAGCAATTTACTAATAAGGATGGCAGTTGTGCCTCTTGAGTTCCCCATCGAACAAAAAGAACAAATTATTTTTCCAGTTTCCAACGATCGTACCCCAATACGAGTTAAATTCTTCATAAACTTCTCTTGTCCCCTTTCGATAATTGCGGAACGTGTAATGAAAATACTCGCTCACTTTAATACCTTTTCTTTCAACCAAAGTGTTCTGCCGAAATAATAGACATAATAAGTTCCGTTCTCTTTTGCTACTGCATAACATTCCCGTACCGTTTGAATATGTTACAAATTGCTTTCTCTCGATTTTTCCGCTTAAATATTTTTCATGCATAAGTTGCACTTGTTCTTGAATTGCGACATGGTAGTAATACCCTTGCTCTACTGGTTTTGGACTATAAAATTTCCTTTATAAATTTCAAATACGGTGAATGAAATTTTTGTTTTTTCTTGCCATCATCCTTGTTGTATACAAACAAAAAAAGAGCCACAATATTTTGCGACTCTTTTACAATTATAACTATTTAACGGCCACGTCTTTGCTGACCTTGCTTTGTACTACCTTTTTTATTACTTGGCTTATTAAATGATCGGTTATTTTCATTTCTAGAACTATTTCTCGAACTATTTCTTGAATCACTTCTCGAGCTATTTCTCGAATCACGTCTTGATTCACTTCTTGAACCTTCGCGGCTATCTCTTTGACGATTTTGACCTGATTTCTTTGGAGCCGGCTTTGGTACCGGTTTTCCATTTTCATCTACACGTTTTATCTTCGGTTGTTCGATTATTTCTCTTTGTATTGGTGCACCAAGCGTTTTTTCAATTTCTTCTAAATGTTTTTCATCTTTCGCTGCAACGAACGTAATTGCAAGACCTGATCCACCTGCACGTCCTGTTCGGCCAATGCGGTGAATGTAACTTTCTACATCTTCAGGGATATCAAAATTAAATACGTGCGTTACACCATCTACATCAAGTCCACGAGCTGCTACATCCGTTGCAATTAAGTACTGAATTTTAGCTTCGCGGAAACTCTTCATAACTCTTTCACGTTTCGCTTGAGGTATATCACCATGAAGTTCAGCACAATTATAACCTAGTCCTTTTAAATTATCATAAAGCTTACTTGCTCTAACCTTTGTACGACAGAAAATAACTGCTAAAAACGGCTGATCACGATCCATAACAAAACGAAGTGCATCTGGCTTTGCACGATCTGTCGTCTCAATGACACGCTGTTCAATTGTATCTACCGTTACTTCTTCACTTTGTACTTGAATCATTTGCGGCTCATCCATATAACGCTTCGCTAATTTTTTAATATCTTTTGGCATCGTTGCTGAGAATAACATCGTTTGTTTACTACCAGGTGTCTCATCTAAAATATCTTCAATATCATATAAGAAACCAAAATAAAGCATTTGATCCGCTTCATCTAATACAATCGTTGAAAGATTACTTAAATCAATTGTTTCACGGCGTATATGATCTAATAATCGTCCCGGTGTCGCTACAACAATATGTGTATTACCTTTTAATTTTCTCAACTGTTGTGCGACATCTTGCCCGCCATATATCGCTAGTACATTAATATCTTCTCTTTGAACAAGCATTTTTTTAATTTCAGTTGTAATTTGCAGGGCTAGTTCCCTTGTTGGCGCAACGATTAAAGCCTGAACATCACTACACTCTGGATCGATTTTTTCTAAAATCGGTAACACGAATGCTAACGTTTTACCCGTTCCTGTTTTCGCCTGCCCAATAATATCTTTACCTGACATAATAACTGGAATTGCCTTCTCTTGAATTGGTGTTGCTTCTGTAATTCCATTTTCACGTAATGTATGATTAAAAGTTTCACTAATTCCTAATTCTAAAAAGTTTTTCAAATAGACCACTTCTTTTCCTTATTTTTCACATTAGCTTTCATTGTACCATTTGTTTCGCTAAATATGAAAAATAAAAAAATTCTTATCTTCTTTTTTTATATTCATCCTGTACTAGATGGACAAATTCTTTTTGTTTTTTCTCAGATTTTATTAATGCTTGCATATTAGTAGAAGATAGAATGAACTTTTTAATTTTTCTATTACTCCAAATTAATCTTGTATACTTTGTATCTTCGTGTAGCCTTCGAAACCACTCAAATTCACTTAATTTTGCGATATGGTGTTTCAATTTCATGTCATTTCGAGGATAAAATAAAATAACATTTGCTATTACATCAAATCACGAACCCATCTTTTCCCCCTATACCCTTGCTCAAATTATATATATTCTTCTTTGCATATATATTTCAATTTTACCGAAATATAATGTTACTGATTTGGTTGAAATCGCAAAATATATGAACTAAAAAACCGATCTTTTCGATTTAGGAAAGACCGGTTTTCATTAGTTTATACAGTAAGCTTTCCTCCATGATAGCAATAATACTGCGCTGCTTTAAGACTTTTAATCTTATTTAATGACTCTTTTGCTTTTTCTATATCCAAACAAAAATTCGGATTAGCTATAACTAACTCTCGATTCTCTTGAACCGCTGCGTCTCCTGTAATTACACAGTCTAAATTCGGAAAATATAATGAAATATGCCCCGAAGTATGTCCTGGCGTCGCTACTATTTGACATTCATTATTCAAAATCATTTGACCATCATGTACTTTTTCATCGACGGAAATATGTTTTATATTTTTTAACTGTTGTATAAACCATTTACCAAATTCTTTTTCTTCATTTGGCATACGTTCTAGCATTTTTTCAGCTTGAGCCAACCTCTCTGATTTTATATCACCACTAATATAGTTAGATTCAATTTCACTAGCAATAATATTAATTTGAGGATATTTCAATTTGAAATCATATAAAGCCCCTAGATGATCATCATCATAATGGGTAATAATTATATTCTTTAAGTTTTTCATCTCATATCCATGTTTTAACATTGCATTTTCAATTAAAGGTAAAAAGCTTGGATATCCTGTATCGACTAACGTTAATTCATTATGTACTATAATTAAACTTGGATAAATACATTGTTTTTGCCCATTAAATTCGAATTCAATTGGTAGTTCTATTATTTTCATTTCCCTTCCCCCATACCGCTTATAAAATGCATAATAATAACTAAATCACCCACATACATCTTACAATATATATACTATGTAACGGAACACTGTGAATCGTTGCATAATCCAAATTATATTATTTTGAACAGGTATTCCCCTATTTTTATGGAAATATATAATTAAGAAAAACAATAAAATTGATTAATCTCTCACTTCTTTGTCCATCCTTTTAAAAAATCTATGTTTTTGTAAAAGGAGTGTTTATATGGAGAAACAGACACTTTGGAAAAAGTTCAAAAAAAGCTCTGTAAACCTCGGTAAATCCAGCGTATATGAAAGTATTATTTTATTCTACACAATGAAAAAGAAAGAATTACCTACTAAAGCGAAATTCATAATATTAGCCGCTTTATCTTATTACGTATTAGCAATTGATTTCATTCCAGATATAGCTGCTATTATTGGGATTGGCTTATTAGATGATGTTTTAGCAATCGCTGTAGCGCATAAATACGTTATGAGACACGCAGATGCCGACAGCCAATATAGACAAAAATAAAACTACTATTCTTCAAATCTATATCGGATATCTACCGCCCCATTTTGGCTTATGTCTATTCGTGCAATTAATTTCTTAAAAACCGGATATAGATTTTCAGAATCCTCTAGCAACTTAAATGCATCTTTTACCTTCTGCTGCTCGACTATCAATGCTTTAACGTCATCCAATTTTAAAATTTCTAACTCTTTTTCTTTTATATTTTTCGCAAAGTTAGCATCTCGTTTGGTAAAAGTTTCTTTATCGATAGATCCACCATCTAAATACAAATCTAATAAACGCTCTCTTTTTATCTCTAATTCTTTCTTTTCTTTTCTTAATTTCTTCTGCTTTTCTTGATGTTTATCTTTATCATTCAATTTAAATACTTTTTCCAAATCTCTCTCTTTTTCTTTTAATTTTCGCAACACAAGAGAACGTAATCTTTCATACCTTAGTCGGGAGTGTTTGACGCAACCACGTCCACCAGTCAACTTATACGTGCCGCACGTTAAATAACCATAATTAAGCTCTTCACCTTCTTTGTTTTTGTATTTGTAAGTGTGTAGAACAAACGGTGAACCACAATGAATACAACGTGCTATTCCTCTTAATTCATTCGTTACTGCTACACGCCGCTTTATTTTTTTATTTATTTTGGGGTTATTTATTTTATCCCATAACGGACGTTCAATTATAGCCGGATGATGATTTTCAAATACTACCCACTTTTCTCTAGGCTCTTGAATCCGCTTTTTTCTTCCGTCTACTTTTACCTCTGTAGACCTCCCCATTACATAATCACCTTTATACATAGGATTCGTAATTATTAGCTTCACAGCCGAATAAGTCCACAATTTCCCAGACCTCTTATACTTACCAACATCATTTAGTGCATTAGAAATTCTCAAATAGCCTAATCCATTGTCATATAATTCATACATTTCCCGAACAATTTCAGCTTCTTCCTGATTAATCACATATTTCTTATCTACAATTTTATAGCCATACGGAACTGTTCCACCAGTGTACTCTCCCCTTCTTACCTTAGCCGCTAGCGCTGCTGATATAGAAACGGATAATGTCTTAGGTAATTGGGATGCAAACATTGCATACATCTCAAACTTCAAATCATTTTTCCCTTCATAATAACTGTCATAACCTTCTTCAATCGTCACCAATCGGACACCATGCCCTAACAGTATCTCCTTGATTTCTAATGCGTCCCTCAAATCTCTTCCCAGTCGATGAATAGATTTAAAAACAACAGTATCTAATTCTTTTTTACGAGCTTTCCCCAAGATCAACTGCATCGCACGTCTTTCTAGCCATGCTGTTCCAGAAACAGCTTCATCTTTATAAATTGAATTTTCATCCCACTCGAATCCGTTTTTTTCAATCCAGTATCTACAGATTTCAATCTGATTTTGAATCGATGAAACTTGCTCATCTTTATCAGTGGATACACGTACATATACAGCATATTTCAACTAATATCACCCTCCCACATCCATCATGATTATGACACCATTATATAACTCCTGGAGTCATATGGCAATCTATTACCAAAACAAAAAGACGACTTTCTACAGTCGTCAAAATAAAAATATATAAATCTCAAAAATTTAGGAGGGGGTAAACAATACACAACAACATCTAATAAAAACAAAAAAGAAAAAGAACCCCCTCTATAAAAAATATACCTTATTTATATAATATAAATATAAAACTAATAATTATATATTATATATAGAGTATATTATTAGTAATAGTATATAAGTATTATTACTGTTAGGGTTCTAAGTTTTTTTTAGCTGTAGATTCATTTAATTAGGTGTCAGTATTCAATTCTTTTGTCGATTCATTCATGATAAACCACCTCAATTTTAAGAATTAAACACCTGGAACCACATAAACTTTTGCATATATATCATGTTTAGCTGCAAGTTGCTCCAGCTTTTTTTGTCTGTATTCTGTCATGGTAAAGAAATGAATAAGCGGTATTTTTCCGTTGTATTTATTTTTGTAGTATAACGAAAATTCCCTATACCTGCTCATCTTTTCAGCGTTCACATTCATCATTTGCGTACGATCTATTTCTACAGCATGTAGTGTACCTTCTTCATCCCTGAACTTCACATCAGGAATAATTGTCTTCTTTTTATCATCTACTTTATAACGTATAGGTGTTTCTATCTGCCAGTCGTCGGGACAAAACAGATAGAGCCATGCTTCATTTCTCATTAAGCTGTGAGCTAGTCGACTATTTGGTACAATCTTCTCTGTATCATCGAACAGTTCACGGCCTTTTTTATTTAAATAATACACGTACTCTTTTTGGTACACTGTATTATTTACATAAGGGCTCAGGTCTTTTAAAATACGATTTGCGTTACGAATCCCTCCCATATCGTGCACCGCCATTAGATGCCTACGTGTTGCGAATTTCAGCTTTCTAATCGAGGTCAGAATCGTCATCTGACGGTCTATTTTGATATGTGTCTGGATGTTCATCTTTCTTCACCTCGTATTGTTTTAGATGTTTCCACATCAATTTATCGCTGATAAAGGGTACCTGCAGTTCAATTAGTCGATCTGTTTTATAAATAGCCCTACCAGGTAAGGACGGCAATGTTTCTAGCCCCGATTCATCAAGGACAACCTCAGATGCCTTATATGTCGGTAGCCGAAATCCTAACTTCGCATCGGACATCTGTTTTACTACTGATGGGATTGACGTAACGGTCGGATATTGTGTAGCCAGAATCAAACGAAATCCTAAGCCGCCCGATACAGTCGCTATATAACTAAGCATGTACTGACACTCTTCTCGAATTTTATTAATGGGACGTGGTAATCCTTTGGCCGGAGCAAGTACGGCACCCTCATCAACAATAACGAAATACCGATCTTTTTCTTTTGTTTCAACAATATTTTTGTAACCATTTTCCTTCATGAATTTTCCACGCTCTTCGATTTTTTTCATTATTTGTTTTAGTACATGATGTGCTTTTTCTACAGAATCAGCCACTTCTTCCACCTGTTTTAAGCCGCTGAACTCGCTAAATTCCAATCCCTTTTCCTTTAAATCAATTAAATATACGTAAGCATTTTCAGGATTCGCCTCAATCAAAGTAGTAAGTAGTACTTTCATAAATACTGTTTTCCCCATTCGTGTAAGACCACCTAGTACCATATGAGGAGTTTTATCAAAGTCATGATAAATTAACTTCTCGAGGCTTTGCCCCATCGGTACTTGCCATTCACCTTTTTTTACTAGCCCTTCATTCCAACACCACTTTTGTGGGATACGTTTACTGAATACCCGAATCATTATCTTGTAGTTATCGTATTTGATACGTACAGGCTTATTTAATCCTTCACTTACAACATCCTCAACCTTTTGTATTAATTTAGATGGCATCCCTAACGGAAGTTTATATACATAAGTCGTACTACGATCATCTTCTTTTCTTTCGAGAAAAACCGGATAATGTAATTTTTCATCCTTCCTAATTGCAATCCCACTTACTTCAAAGAATACTTGTATTTTCTTTCTATCATCCTCTTTACCTTTTAAACTATCATTTAGTAAAGCGTACCCGAGCGAAACTGCAGGTATTAATAACAATTCAAGCATAGGGGTTCACTCCTTATATATCCTTAAAGGATATAGTTGCTCTTTACTGGAAGATTTACATACAAGTTGTTTTTCTTATATAACAAAGTGTCCCATGATTCCAGGTTCTATGCCTTCAAAGAAACACCATTAGCACATAACGTAGAAGATACAAAAACGAGCCGGTAAGAGTTGTATACATCGTCATACGTGGAAGCCAATGTGGAACACTCATCCCCATTTTCTCAGCTGCCTTCATCGCCACTACAGACAATCCTGTCGCTGTCCAAATTACTACAGCTTCCCCAGCAAGTGTCATATCGAATCCCTCTTTCTTTTTAGTTGTAATCCTTTTGACGTGAGAATCGGTTGATACTGATTAACCATTTCATCCCATTCAAGAATTTCTTCCTCTTCCCCGTATAGATCTTCCATAATATCGTTAGATAAGCTGTAGTAACCGCGGTACTCTTTGTTGTTAGATACCTCGTGTCTTTCCATATGTTTTAGAATAGAGTTTACTTCACCTTTACCTCTGGACTCTTTATACATGTTTCTCAGTTCTTTAGAAGGATACAGATACGGCGTGTCATTCAAGTAATCATATTGCCACCTCATCGCTCATCCCTCCACTGTTTACAGTCCTCTAAGTATGCATCAATCCTTTTTTGAATCCCTATTTCGTTATACGGACCATAAGGCTCTTCTCCCCCTAACAAATCAACGATATCGATGTAATTTGAATTTTGTAGCATATCGTGTTTTGCAATGTGATCGTACACACAACGCACTTCATTTTCGTCGTCCGCTTCTGTGTACATGTTAAACAAGGTTTGTGACGGATACAGCTGCATACGAGGTAAATACTTATATCCAGGTCTCATTATTCCTCACCTTTCCCCTCTTGATGTCCTTAGTTCCACTTGGTATTCCTCGTGGTCTTAATATAGGTATATGACCTAGAGAACTATTTTTGCACGTCCACACCAATTTTTTTCTTTTTAGCCTGTACTATTTATAAAGGAGTTTATTTCTGCATATAGAAAGTAAATTCTTGAGGTGAGTGTATATGAAGTTTAAATGTAGACTTAAAGTAATCTTTGCAGAACTTGATATTAAACAGAGTGATTTTGCAAAACGTATTGGAGTTGACGACTCTACTCTTAGTGCAATTGTTCGTAATCGTACTAAACCTCGTTTTGATACGGCCTATCTAATCTGCAAAGAACTCGGTAAACCAATTGAGGAGATCTGGACCATCGAGGAATAATTCCTCCCCCTCCAGCCTTAATAAGTTTTTATTTTTATTTTCTTTTTACACTTGACTTGTGCTTTCGACTGACAATCATGGGATGAGGGTACAGGACAACGGCTAGGGCAGAGAATGACTACCTTACAACGCTTCAAAAATAAAAAGCGTTGTAAAGTAGACGTTCTGTCAATCATGGTCTATCGGGTTAAGGAATCCGTATAGTAACACCCTGTTTAAACGCTGTAATCTCTTACACAGCTGACTTTTTACAGATAAAGCTTGTCCTATCTGCAGAAAGAATCAGGAAAGGAAATGCACTACTGGCGTATCCTTCATTACTCGTAACCTATAATTCTTTCATTATCAGCTGCTACCCGTGCCGTAACACGCCAAGCAACCGCCGTACCGTTAATGGCCGTACTCGCCTAGACTCCTAACAACGTAAACAAGGAAACGCTATTCGTTAGGACGCTTAACTTTCTGACGTTGGCTTAGCTAACCTGTTCAAGTTTAACGAGTGTTAGGTCATTCCTCGTGTGGATCCTCCTCTTAGTTACCTAAAAAAGACAATAGGAAACTAGACCTCGTGTATATCTGTTTTTTCAAATGAAGATACTCACGAGGCTGGAGGTTGTCCGATATTTAGTTAAAGAAAGAGCTTATAGAACATGAGCTATAAGCATATTGATAATGAATAAAACCGAAGCTACAGTATAAAAACCATAAAACCAAATACAATCAGATTTTGTTTCTAAACCGAAGTAATCGCTTATTTTTTGCATATATACCGTTCCACCCTTCTCGTTTCATAAAAGTATGACTCTAGAAGTAAAACTTTGTTAGTGTTAATATATAACTCTAGGAGTCATACGTCAATAGTCTTTCGAAAAAAGTTTTACTTTGATATGTAAATTGTGTAAAATGTAAAGTAATAAATGATCGGAATGAACGGAGGTATTACCATGAGTTCTATGGTATTCACTTTAGGAGAAACAATGGAGGAAATTGGGATTACCAAAAACAAGTTAGCAGTCGAATCAAAAGTTCGTCCAGCCACTATTAGTAATCTAGTTAATGGTGAGGTTGGTCTTGTACGTTTTGACACATTAAAGTCAATCCTGGATGCTTTAAATCAATTAGCTGAAGAAAACGGTGTTGATAAAACATACCGTATTGAAGACGTTGTACAGTACATAAAATAAATGTACTGTTTTTGTTTATAGAAATATTTCTTAATACTCTGATATAATTATTTAAAAATGGTAAAGGAGGAGAAATATGGAGACAAAAACAACGGCAGACGGTAATACGTTTATCATTGAAGTGGATCAAAAAAATAGTTCCAGAAAAGAAAAATTCGCCCGTAAAACTTCATTGGTTTTCGGTATTTTTGGTATCATTTTTTCTGTTATTTTAGGTATCACAATAGTCGGGTTATTTTTCGCTATCCCACTGTTTCTTTTTGCATTAGGCCTTATATATGCAGCATTTGAAAAACAAGAAATACAGTGCCCTAACTGTAATCACAAACAAAGAATTACAAAAGGAAATGGGTATTTCGATTGTGGGAGCTGCAAGAAACGTACTTTAGTAGAATGGAAAAATTAGAAGTTTATAAACATGTTTAAAGGAGTGTACATATGACTTTAGATGTATTTTTATGGTCAGTAATAGCCAGCATAGTAGCCGCAGTTATTTTTGGAGGGGCTGCTACTTATAAGATTACAAATAGAAATAAAACAAAGAAAAAAATTAATCAAAAAGGAAATAACAATACAGCTTATATGGATTCTACAGTCAATATAAACTCTGATAACAAGAACAAGGATGATAAATAGTATGTTTGATAAAAGAGATACAATAGAACAATCAGGTAATAAAAACCTTGCTATTCAAAATTCACAAATAAATGTCGTTATTTCTATTTATGATGAAATAGATCGATTGATACGAAACGGAAAATTCATTGAAGTTGCAGAGCTTATGAAACAAGTAAATAGTTTTATTGGAACTAAGCACCCTTTTTATCCACATTATCGTTATAAACCTGTTCAATTTGGGGACATAGTTATTTATGAACATGAACCACTTACTTCCGAAGCTAAAGAAAAATATCCTTTATCTTTGAAGGGAACATTTAAAATCCCTAAAGAGAAATTAGATGGATATAACACTTTAGATGAATTACTCGAGGATGCGTACTTTAAACAAGAGGAAATTGAAATAAATATGACTTCCTTAGCCACTTGGCTAGGTGATACCCTTGTTGAAACGCCGAATTTAGATGCTTCTTTATCAAGCGCAAAGGCTAAATGGGTTATTTCACCAAAACCACTACCTGAACCGTTAAAGTTAAGTTTATATTTTAAAGGTAAAACAGATATCACTATAATAGACTACTTAGAAATGGGTATTAGCGGTAAAGAGGACAATAAATTTATTCTCATTGATAACAGTAAACAAAAAAATACTAAGCTACTAGTATCTCTTGTATTACCAATTAATTCAAATTCCGAAGGTGAATACATATCAATCCATGGTGCTACAATAAACTTGAAAATAAAAAGTGAGTTTCGAGGCAATGTGGAAGCACTGCGAAGCTTGCTTTATTTCTTTAAGCTAACCTCAGATAAAAGTAAAAAGCTTGCACTTAAAAACCTTCCAGAAAATAACGATTTTCTAATAGTATCGAGCGTTAGTTTTAACGGCGACATTACTGAAGTGGAAAAAGACTATCACTTTTTTGAGAGACTTTTTAAAGTAGAAAAGTACTATAATATTACTTTCACCGTACCAGAAATATTAAATCCAAACGATTGGGAAGCATTAGAAATACTAGAACATTCCATGGAAAACAAACCGATTATAAAGAAACTCAAAAAATTCACAGTAACATTCACAGAAAAAGAATCAGTCCAAAATATACTTAGCGTTTTCGATTCGGAAAAAATCGTCAAAAAGTTAATGTTTACAACGTCAGGACCTGAAGCTCGAATAGAATTTTTTAATGCAGTGATTCCAATAGAGAAAGTAGAAAATATATACAATAGTGTACAAATTGTTGATTTAGATCGGTTACATGGCAAATTGGAGTACATGGATGAAGGCGAAAGCATTAAGATAGTCTTTGTCCCCGGCGAAGACCCTGAATTTAAACAGTTGTATTATTTTAAAACTGCATCCGAAATTTAGGAACATTTTCTATTTTATAAAACGATAAAATAACACTTCATATAATATGAGGTGTTATTTTCAAACTTTTAAAAGAACACTCGTTCGTATATAATAGATATAAATTATACGAATCGGGGAACATCATGGAAAAGCATAACTGGGGAACACCAAAATTACGCGGGAGAGGTATGGTGAAGTGGCAGCCTTTTGCCTCATTACCAGAACAGTTCGAAGGAATTAGAGAAATACTGAATGACTTGAATAAAGTGCCAAAACCAATTGTTACTGAGGATATGAAAGAACAACTGCAAATCGGACTACTGCATTCTTTACAAAATAAAGAAGAAATACACATCTATTACTATCGTGACGGAATGGTGCACGACATGTACATAAATGTATTACATATCGAACCGATGACAAGAACTGTATATTGTACAGATGCGTTTGGTTCGAATACGGAGTTTAGGTTTGATGAATTGGTGAATATAAATTAAACAGTCCGCAATTTATATAGTACGAGAAAATCACCTTACATTTCTCTCCTTTAATTGGTATGATTTTCTTAACGTACTAGAAGTCTTAAAGAGAAGGAGAATATTCAATGTCTATAAAAAAACAAGCAAACAAATTGCAGGACCGTCAATTGAAATATGTACTTACTAAATATATTATTCCTAATAAAGGATTGGATTTTAATGAAATTAGAACTGAAGAAGAGTGGAATGATATTCAGGAAGGGTTGAAAAAATATCATAATCTTTCTGAAGATGAGCACATGGAATTATCCCTTTCAATTAAAAATGGTACTTACGAACTATAAACAAATAAGCCGCCCAACAGGACGGCTCTTATTTATGTTCATCAAACGATTCTTTTATTAAGCTTGCACTTGATAAACTTCGCAATACCAATCTTTATAATCTTTGAAATACCATGTGATAGCACCTAATTTATTACGGTCATCAACAGGCTCACATTGTAGATAGAAAATACCGTCTCCTTCATAAACTAAGTTACCCTTCACTTTGAATTCAGCGAGTTTATCCATAATCTCTTGAGCTAAATTAATTCCTAATCCACCTGATTTCATTGTCCATTTCATTCTTTCTCCTCCTGTCGGTGGTGTGCTTGGTACTGATTGAATTGATTTACCGGTAATTACTTCAGCTACAGCTTTAGCAGCCTTATCAAAGTTGGCACGATATTTTTGCATATCTGTTTCATTATCAATAAAACAAATTTCAGGTAATAAACCAGTCTTTGTTTTATTAATCCAACCTAAATCTGTTGTTAATTTAATACCTCGGTCTCTCAATCCAAAAGCATCAGCCATTGCTTTTGAAATCTTTGCTGCTAATTCTCTATTCCCGTATGATGGGTGCAACCAAACTTCACAGCCCGTACCACCTGGAGAAGCATTTAAATGAAATTGTAAATCTACATCACTATCTTTCACTCGTAAGTGGTTATTTGCTGCATTGCTCCAAACAGCGGTTTGCGTTGTACCAACTTCATCAGAACAATTCACATACTTCCATCCAGCTGCTTGTACATATTTTGCAACTGCATCAAGGAACTTTCTATCCTCCACATGCTCTTTCCCATAAACACTATTTGCGCCTTGTACAATACTATTGTGGCCACCTGAACCTGCAAAACAACCCATTACTCAACATCTCCTTTTAGTGTAAGTTATTTTTTTCTAATACATCTTTTTGTTGTAATCCTTTGTTGCTCAAATAGTTGTTCTTCCAAGCCATATACAAAGTAAATGCTCCTGTAATTACGGCTACTAAATCGTTTGTAATTTTGTCATCAATCGTTTGGTATCCAATCAGATTTAAGACACTATTAATCACAGCAATTACTAATACGACATAACGACTAATTGAAGCTGCATCAAAGTTCCCCATGCTCTCACCCCCTCTCATTTAAAGAAATTTAAAATATTAAATAATAAAAGGACTGCCAATGACAGTCCTGAAATCCACATCGATATATGTGCTTTTTTGTTACTTTCCAACTTTTCTTGCGCTAGTTTTAAGTCTCGTATTTCTCGATCACGGAATTTGAACATTTCATCAACTTCAGTCCTTTGCATATAATTTTTTTGATTGTAGTCTAGCTTTTCCTCGATTCGTTTAACTGCGGCGTTCATTGTTTGAAGATGCACTTCTAATTTCGCAATACGTTCGTACTCTTTTTGCTCCACCGCCATCACCCCTTTTTAGACAATAAAAAAAGACCAACTTATCGCTGCTCTGGTTTTTCATTTATTAACTTTTGAACTATATCTTTCAGCTCAGCTATATTGGTTTCGAGCGTTTCGATCCTTCTTTTTGATTGTGCGCTTTCTTCTTTCAATAACTTATACTCATCGTAAAACTGTTGGAAAGCTGCGATAAAAAGAGAAACAGTATTATATAAATTAATAGCGCGCTTCTCTTTATCGGTAAATACATCGTCCGTATCATCTGCTATCATACCGAAATAAGTTTCGATATCTTTTGTTGTATATGGTTCTGTTTGTTCTTCCGGCTTGTTCACACGCATTTGATACAGATCATACATGTCGTCCTTGAAGTTGTACTGTTTGATAGCTAAATTCATGATTTTATCAAGAGCCGAGAAAGGAATATCTTTTATATTCTCTTTCATATTTCTAGCTGACGTAGGATTAAATGCTTTCGCCCACATTTGACCATTGGCATTTACATTTTCATTCGCTCGTAGCGTTCTTAATTCTATATCTCGCCATCCATTACCATACGTATCTTTAATTTGCAAACTTGTATCATAGCCTGATACAAGACTTGCTCTTATCGTTAATCTTCCCATATTTAAATCGTGATCATTCACGCCATTGAGAAAGTATATACTGTTACCAGTACTTTTTCTATTAAAACGAAATTCACCATAGTCATTTTTAAAATAATGTGGCTCTGTTGTCGTCACCATAAATTTGCCGTATCCTGGTGCCCATCCCACTGAGTTAAAAACAATGTCATTCAAATTATCAAAATATAATCTTCCGTCTGCATATGCATACAGATGTCCACCATCATTTTGCATATTAATATATGATGACCATATATTGGTACCTTCTGCATTTTCTCCTTTAGAAACCCCAAATGTTGCATACGCTTTAGAGGGTTGATCAACTCCATTAATTCGCGGCATGACTTGATAAATATAAAATGACCCTGTACCAGCGTATTTTCTATTATCAGAACCAAGGACTAATGCAGGTTGAATACTTCCATTATTTGTTTCCATAAATCCTATATAACCACGTGGCGTATCTGCATCGAAAATCTTCATGTCTTGCTTATTTATTTCAACAAATCTGCTTCCGCTTGTTTTAAGTGTTACTCCTTCTAAAACTTGTCCTTTAATATGACTTGCTGTAATAAAACCTTTTAAGTTAATTCTGTTCGCATTCAAAGTAATGTTTTCTTTACTCATATTAAATGCTGCGATTACATCGTTTTCTTTTACAGATATACTAACGCCCTTTTCAGTTAACTGAAGACGGGTTTCCATATCTCTTACATAAGAATCTTTTGCAAATTGTCCATTTGCTTGCTCTATTGTATATACTTCTGTCTTTTTTGCTGCAGCATTGATGCCCAGTTCATTGATAGTGAAACGGTTATCAATTAAAGTCATCTTCTGGTTAAATTGTTCAGTTGCAAGCTTATTAGCTAATTCATCTAATAAATCTTGTTTATTTTGATTAACTGTCTGCTTCAACTCTGGAATCTTAAACCCCGCAACATAATCCTCTACTTGTTTAAGCTCAACTTTACCTTCAAGTGCTTTCGCAGTATTTTCCCATCCAGCTTTCGCCTCTTGTAATTGTCTTCCTTGTTCTGTCTGCGTATTTTGTATTAAGGATACATTTTGTTTAATGGTAGTTGCATCTTTTTCTACAGTAGCAACACGCTTATCAAATCCACTTTGATTAGTTTCTACTTTTATTATTGTTTCTTTGATACCATCTACACTTTTCGTAATTTCATTGGTTTTCTTGGTGAATTCATCTGTTGTTACCTGCTCTTCAGGCGGTGATGTCCAATCCTGCGGCTTATTCCCTTTATACAAGGCAACCCATTCCACAATAGATTTCGTAGCACTACTCGGATAGTTATATAAGCTTAACTTTCGTTCATTTCCACTTGTAGCTGCAACAGCTTTGAAGGTTACATACGTTATTCCATTAGCATAAACACTTGTTGCATATCCAACATTGCTAGACCCGCCATTCTGCCAAATTCCAAATTTCTGCCCTTGTGGGACACTCCCTTTAATTACAAAGGTATATTCCTCACCCGCAAAGAAATTTTCAGTTAGAGAATATTGATTGATTAGATAGTCTGTTTTTTCATATTTAACATTTGATTTTAATAAAAGGTTACGTCCACCAGCTTTATCACTATTAACCTTTGTTTCTACACTCGTTAACTTCTCGCTGATTTTCCCAGCTTTTTCTTCTATTTCAGTAGTTGTTTTCTTTAGTTCACTTGTTGTTTGCTGCACATCAGAAATAGTCTTCTTTGTACCTTCTACAGTTTGTTCGACTGTATTTAATTTATTGCTAATATCATTATCTTTTTTTGTTAACGATTCAATAGAAGTTTTAAATCCATTAGAATCCTGTTCAAACTTAGTTACTTTCTTATCAATTTCACCTTGTTTATTTTCGATATTAGAAATTGTGCGGTTGACACCTTGTAAACCTTCCTGCACTTCGTTGAACTGTCCTGTCGCTTGATTTTGTGCTTCTTGAACCTTCTTGTTTAATTCTGTTTTTGTTGATTCAATATCTTTATTTACCTGCTCCAGTGTATCTTTTTTAATTGATTCTACATCAGGAACAACTGATTCCCAAGCTGCGCCTGTCCATATTTTCAAAATACCAGGCTTTCCATTACTAATATCACGCCAAAGTGTTTTATAAGGTTTAAGTCCTGTTGTCGGTGGATTCTTAGCTTCAATGATGTCTACCGTGTTATTTTTAAGATTCTCTTGCACTTTTTCAGCCAATGTTTTCGCTGCTTCGGATTCTTTCTTAGCATTACTAGCTGTTTCATTTGCATCTTTCACTAATTTATCTAGCTGATCCAGTATTTCTTGTTTCTCACCGAATTTACTAAGGATTCGATTGTAAATCTTTTTTAATTCCTCGTTTGGATCAGTAAGTTCACGATAATCACCAAACACGTATTTATCTTGTGTAGGATCCGTAAAAGATTCATCACCCGCAATTACACGTGCTTCTAGGTATAACTTAGGAGTGAAGCCTGTATCTTTGATTCGGATCGTATCGCCCTCGTTAATTAGTTCATGTGCTAGTCCGAAAATACGTCCAATCGATTGTGCTTCTACTACATAAGAAACGGAAGTATTGACTCGTTTCCTTAATTCTGTTTTCATGAGAGTCATAAGCCGCTCTGGAGTCATATCTTGGTCTGATGTTTCTGGTGTATAGAAACCAAATTTATGTTTCCCGTGCTGATTCCATCGCTGAAATGCGTCATTATCGACGATGTAAGATAGTCCTTTATTTATGCTCTCCACCGTGATAAGTTTGTCACCTTCACCTCGTACAAAACCGACAAGTGCTGTGCAAACATCTCTAGAATGTTCAATTCTTCTAACCTCAACTAAATCTTTTCCTAGAGTTACTTCCTTGCCAGTTTCTCGACCTCGCTTCTTTATCATATCTACGTACCAGCCAGTAATCTTGGAACCCATTACTTCGACGCGATATTGGATTTCTAACTCAAACAAAGAAGCAATTTTCTTTAAAAAAGTGAGAGGATCAATAAATTCGTCGATAGTCATAGTGTGGAATGAAGAATAATCCGTTATTCCACGTTGCCATTTTGAACCGGCAAGAGCGATATCAATAAACGTATTAACTGTTTCGCTCTCTATACGTTGAGGTTTAATAATCCCATCTTTAGCTATTTGAACCCAGGCACCAGACGAGTGTACAGTTAGTGATCTATCATTTGAATCTTTTTCTACTTCATTATTAATAACATACGGAACAATGCGACCATCTCGAACTTCCTTTAAAACTAAGTTCTGTTGCTGCAATGTAACTGCATGTGGAGTGCCGTCAAAAGTTTTAAATTCTAACATATCAATGTTATTTTTGATTTCCCAATGACGGTTATCAGCCCAGTAGTCCTTTGGTTGAATAGCTGCTATAATTTGATCTGTTTTAAAATCAACAACATGAAGTAATCCGCTGGGTGTTCTCATCTAAAACGCTCCCTATATGTAACCTTTGCTGTTCCGATATCAGAAGGCATGATTTCTAGTATATTCATACCTTTATTAATGACAGGAAAATTACTGAAAAACTCTTTAATATTAATCGCATTCTTCCCTTCAATTGTTACATGACTATTTTCTGTATCAATTACAACTTTATCGCCAACATCCACTATATAAGGTGGTGTATTTTGATTATTTAAATTCACTTTCCAAAATTTTAAATCAGAAACTGTCATCGCTTCTACTGGTGGAACATCTTGCCACTGCATAATGCTAATCTGGATTTGAGCTGCTTTTTCCATATGCTTATTGTCTTTATCAGTCCATCTCGCAAAGCGCTCTGAATCATCCTTTTCTGTCCCTGGAAGGAATTTTGAAATATAAGCCTCCCATACATTTCCGGTCCTAGCTATCCACAATCGACCAAAATACTGATTCCATGTATTCGGATAATCGCCGCTCTCATAGATCAAACCTGTTTTCCCCGGCTTATTATCATATCCAATGACCATTGTTCCAAAATTTTGCTCAGCTTGCCAATAAAGATCATTCATAGCAATTTTTGAAAGAATTTTGCTGTTTTCATCGAGTATCGCTATCTCAACCCGTCCCATTTCATTAATCTTTTTACTCTTACATGTAACATAGGCTTGCATAATAAAATCTTGTACTGGGCCACCAGGGATACTTTTTTTAACAGCTGCACCGTGCCATCCTTTTCCCGTTCCAGTCCCAAAATCAGAACAATAAAATTGATATTTATCTGATTTCATTTCACCAACCGGTTCCCCATCTTCCATTGAACTGACTTTACTCCATCCGACCGTAGTAGCCATTTCATCCCATAATATACGTTGATTCCTTTCTACAGGCTTTTCTACAGTTTTTAGTGGCATACCGATACGAAAATAATCTCGATCACTTAAAGATACCCCGCCGAACCATACATCTAAAAAAGTGTTTGGCTTTGTAATATCAATTTCAATGATAGGGTTAGAATGAACTGTTCCTTTATTTTGGATATTAGCAACTAACCCATTAACGTCTTTTTTAAATTCAACGGTTTGCTCTTTTCCTAACTTATACGGCATTGGACATATTAGTGTAATAGTTGCTTGATGAATATTAGATTTTTCTAAAGTCTCCGCGACAGATTCTTTAATCCCGTAATACACAATATCTGGTTCGTCTGTGAAGGTAATTTTTACAGGTTCGTCTGTATTTAATAAACCATTTAATTCATCTATCCGTTTCCTTAGTTCAAAAAGAGAGACTCCCTTAAGAGAGAAATCTACTTCTAATACTCTCTTGGGAGTCCTTTTACTTAAAAAATATGAACCTGGGCGGTGAGGTACGATTAACTCATTAATTTCGTCACTTAAAATTCCGCGACCTCTTATATCGTTAACCATAAAAAATCCTTTTTCGTATTTTTGCTCAAAGTATTCTTCTAAATTAATTTCATTAAAAACTAACAATATACCGCCCTCCTTTAAAATACGTCTTTCCGTTTTTTTACAGCCTCTTGCTCTCCAGTAATATCATCAACGAACCTATTAAACTCTTGTCTACCAAGCTGTATATTAATATACGCAGGTTGTCTTTCACTAGCTGTAGAATTTGAAGCAGTTCCGGCATCCGTATTTCCTGAGCTTGCTTGTGGTATAGCTGTCTGGTATGCACCAAGTCCTCTTGGCATTCCGTATACAGTCTCTACTTGTAAAGCTTCCGGTTTCATCCATTCAGTCATTTGTTCGGTTGTTCTTTGTACAGCGCCTTTCATTGCATCAATACCATTAATCCATCCTTTCATCATATTGACACCAATGAAATCCCTGAACCAACGACTCGGTGAGTGAATCGATAAAAGTCCTGAAATTTTATCTTTAATTCCATTTCCGATGTCCGTAATTTTGTCCCAAATAGCCCCAGCCATAGAACTTATACCGTTTAAAAGCCCCTGCATCATATTTTTCCCTATGCTTCCTAAATCGATTCCGCTTAGGAATGACTTTACATTGCCAAAAATTTGAGTCACTGTGTTATAGATAGAATTTAGGATGTTAGATGTCGCTGACTTAGCCGCATTCCAAATTGAAGAAATGATGCTACCTGCTGCATTCATAACAGATGAAATAACCGAGCCTATCCCCGAGAAAATTGAGCTTACTAGAAAACCTATCGCTGATAGAACACTAGAAAAAATAGATTTTACTAAATTTAGCCCACCAGTCACGACCGCGGAAATTAAATTTATTGCCCCTTGGATGATATTTCCGATTAATGACATCACACTAGACGTAATGCCTTTCACCGCGTTCCACGCCCCACTCCAATCTCCTTTTAAAACTGAAGTGAAAAGCTTTATTATGTTGGTGATTATCCCAATAGCAGAGGTTATTACGCCCATAATAGCGGGGAAAACCGCCTGGACAATCGACAAAATAAATTGAATCGCCGGAATCACTACACCTTTTATTATTGTTGCTAGACCTTCAAGTATCGCAGTGGCTACGGGAATCGCCGCTTGAATTATCGAAACTATTACCGGGAAGACCGCCTGAACGATTTGTAAAATTAAAGGAATAACCGTAGTCGCTATGATTGAGATTACCTGACCTAATAATTGAATAATCGGAATCGCAACGGAAATCGCAGCAGCAATAATCCCAGCTATTACTGGGAAGACCGCTTGTACCGCCTGGAGAATAATCGGAATTACTGATGTCGCTATGATAGATAAAACCTCTCCAAATCCTTGAATCAGCATTCCTGCTATACTAAACACCGTCTGGATTACTTGTAAAATAATAGGGAATGCCGTTTGAAAAGCTTGAGCGAATATCGGTAAAACTGTAGATGCTAGCTCAGTAAAAATTTGAGCTACTTGTTGTATAGCCTCTGTTATCAATGGCATAATTTCTATTGTCGTATCAGCAAACATCTGAATTAATTCAGTAATCATAGGCATTACTTCTTGTATTACTTGCCCAAAAAGTTTAAATAAATCAGACGCTAAAGGTACTACGGCTTGGATTGTTTCTCCAAACAAACGGAATAAGTCGAGTGCTATCGGTACTACAGCTTGTACTACTTCACTAAACAAACTAGCTATTGTAGAACCTAGCTCACCAAAGGCCGTACCTAGCTCAGAAAGAGCAGGTCCAAGTGTGGCGAAGCTTTCTGCTATAACTTGTCCTGTTTTCGCAAATTCAGGAGCAAGTGGTGCAAATGCTTGTGTAATCCCCTGAGCTATTGACTGAACAACCGGCAAAATCGCAGAAATCACAGAACTAAAAATCGATTGTATAGACTGCCAAGCCGACATAAACGCAGACTTCACTTGATCATTTGTATTTATCAATTTAAATATCGTAGCACCTAAAGAAGCTACAATAGCGATTACCCATCCTACGGGTCCTGAAACACCTAAAAACGATAAGCCTAAACGAACAATTAATGGTGTTAAAGTAGCTATCGTATTTCCTATTGAAGAGAAAGACATTTTTATAAAGTCAATTACTGGAGAAAGAGCTGACCCAATTCCAGCAAATGCTGAACTAAGTCCTGATATTGCTGAACTAAATGCACCACTTATCCCCTGACCAAATTCACTAAATTTCGATTTTATTACAGCTAACGAAACCTCTACTGCTGTTGCAAAACCAGAAAACACCTGACCCGCTTTAATTAACCCTGCCTCTAATGCTGCGCTGATTGCTGTACCCATTGCTGAAAATTTTTCCGGTATTGTCCCAAGATAAGAACCTAAAGAATCAAAAGCAAATTTCATAGCTTCAACTGCCGCTACTGTCCCACTCTTTATTGATTTCCACGCATTGTTAACAGCATTTCGAAAAGTCTCGTTATGTTTGTAAAGTTGAACTAGCGCTACCCCCACTAAGCTTAGAATCGCAATAACCGCACCAACCGGTCCTAACAATAAAGCAAATCCGGCTCTTAATGCTGATAATGCAGCTCGAAGCATTACTGCTGCTTTTGATGTTCCCGACATCCATAGCATAAGTTTACCGATGGTGATAATCGCACCACCGATTGCATTAATAACAATACCTGCTACCGTTGCTATAACTAAAAAAGCTGTAGTAAATGCTACTACGGAAGCAATCACCGTCTGTACAGGAGCTGGTAATTTCATAAACGCGTTTGCCAAGGTTTCAACTACTCCAGCTACGGCCATTAATGCAGGAGCTAATGCATCAGTAAATGCACGTGCCGCAGCATCAAGAGAGGATTCCATTTTCGTCAGTGCTCCGGCCCATCCTTCAAGCATGGAGTCCGCAGCTTTTTTAGAAGCACCGTCCGAGTTCACTAAAGATTGTGTTAAAGCATCGATCTTTTCAGGTCCTGCTGCTACAAGTGCCATCATACCTGATACAGCTTCTGTACCAAATATTGTTGCTAACGCCGCACCTTTTTGTGCACTTGTCATACCTTCCATTCCTGATTTCAACTCACCAATAATTTGAGACAATGGTTTCATATTACCTTGTTGATCCGTAATAGATACGCCAAGTCGTTTTAACTCATTCGCCGCTGCTTTTGGCGGTTTAACTAAACGTAGTAAAGATGCACGTAATGCTGTACCAGCGGTCTCTCCTTTAATACCGCTATTTGACATAATACCAACAGAAGCCGCTAGTTCTTCCATCGATATGCCTAATTGAGCTGCAGGACCCGCCGCATATTTAAAAGCGTATTGCATATCCCCTACACCTGCAGCCGTTGCGTTTGCGGCTGTTGCTAGAACATCAGCAACATGTGTACTTTGACTTGCCTCCATACCAAATGAGTTTAAAGCTGACGTAATCGTATCAGCAACCATTCCCAGGTCTTCGCCTGATGCAGCCGCTGCACTCAACACACCAGGTAATGCGGACGTTGCTTGAGCCGAATCGAAACCTTTCGCACCCATTTCAGCAAAAGCCGCTGCTACCTGCCCTGTTGAATACACAGAATTCTTTGCCATATCAAGAATCGCTTTCTTTACTTGACCGTAGTCGCCTGCAGTTAAAACTGCCGCTTTACGAGTTTGTGATTCAAATTCTCGTGACTTTTGAATCATACTCCCTAAAGCAAAAGCCGACGCTGCAGCTGCAGGACCAAATGCATTTTGCATTGTTTGCCCTGTTTGCTGTACACGTCGACCCATTTCAATTGCTTGATTACCTACTTCTTGAAATCTAGCACGCCACCCTGAATAATCAGGAGGCGGTGGTGCTGGTGGCGCTGGCGGTAATGGTGGAGGTGACGGCGGTTGTGGAGCCGGTGGGATAGGAGGTGGTCTACTAATCTGTTGAAAAAATGTATTCCATGCTTGTGTAGCTTGTCCAAGGTTACTTATTAAATTAGATATGTCCGCAATCACCTGAGTTTCTACCTTGTTCTGGCTCATTCACCTCACCTACCCTTCCTCTTCTTGTATTTGACTTCTAATCATCGATTCTATTTGATCAAAGAACGATTCGTTCCTTTGAATTTTTTCAGCTACTTCCTTCCGTTCATTTGCTTGTTTTTCAATATAACGAACACTTTCTGGACGTGTATATATATCTGCTAATGACTTGATTTTGTCACTTTGAGCATTTCGATTAAACAAAGCTTGTACACTTGCAAACTCGTACTTATCAAGTAGTTGTTCCTTATATCCGTTCAACATAAGGTGATATTCCTTGAGACTAATACGCCAAGATTGCAAGGTGGTCATATTAAAAAAACGAAAACACTCACCTTGCAATTCATCAATATTTATGCGTACAGGTTCTCGAACGATTTCTGTTGTTCCGCTGTCATTGTCCCTAGAAGTTTCTTCACTGTCTTCTGGAAGAAAAAACTATTTAACACAACTGCTTTGTTGTACTTTAGAATTTCATCAAGGTCTAGTTTTTCTGCATTAAACATATTTTCAATCTCTTTCTGTACAGCTTCATACGTGATTCCCTCATTTGTATGAATCAGTGCGTAATAAACCACATCCGTGAAATTAGTAATTCCGCCCTGCATAGTTTGAGAAACGAATTGCATTGGCCCACCGTTTTCATCTAATAACCTCAGTGCTTGTAAACAGAATTTCAGTTCTTGTTCTTTACCATTAATTACAAAACGCGTATACGATTTTTCAGCCATAATAATTACCTCCAGGTTTTTATTCAAAATAAAAAAGCATTTAAATAAACGCTCATCCAAATTCCTGTTATTTATTTTCCGTAAATTCGTTAATAGTTTTCTCCAATAAGCTAATCATTGCTTCTCTCTTTTGCTTTGGTGTTGTATTATCTTGCATTTCATTAAATATAGGAAGTACCCTTTCTAATTTCTGTTTATCGATGCGTTCATTTACAAGATCTTGTCCTAACATTGAAATAAATGTACCAATTGCAACCGCTTGTTCTTGTTTATCTAGTTTCATTTATCTCACTCCCTTTAACTACGCGACCTTGGATTGAATCAGCTGTATGTTCGACAATAGATTTCGCTACAACTCTTCCATCTAATGAAACCCCAACTTTACAATCCATTCCTACCGATTTACTATCGTTAATCTTCTTAATTATTTCAGATTGTTTATTTATTAATTGAACATGAGTTATATCCGCTTTCGTTGCTAATCCCTTTTCTAACATGCTAACCTTTCGACTTAATCCTTCTACACTTGCTGAAACACAATTTAACGTTTGAATTAAACCTTCATTATCTCTTTGTAGATCGTTAATTCTTTTTTCAAAATCAGCAATTATTTTCGTTATAGACTCCATCCTTCACCCTCCTCCAAACATCCTTATTCAGTTCCTGGTGTAGCTACATCACCAGAAGGCGCACCTTCAGGTACTTTATTAAGCGTCCCTTTAGAAATTTTTCCATTTAATTTTAAGCCAATAGAATACTTTGAGTACTCCTCATTTTCATGAGAAAGTTCCAAACTATTCAACATGTATGTTCCTGATTTAACTTTAAACTCAGAAGCGGTTGCACTACGTAGGTTAACTTCATGAATTCTTACTAAAACTTTATTAAGAATTGCTTCTTCTACATAATCAAGTCCCTCGTCACCTTCAGTACAAATCCCTTCAATGCTAGCTGATTGTGTTACGTCACCGTAATCAGATCCACTCTTATCTTTTGTTTTCAACTCGATTTCTCCAGCCTCAATTGATCGTGAACCTGACGTTTGGTTAAAAAATCGAACTGTTTTTGTAGTTTTCCCATCAGGTTGCGGAATGTCAATCAAGTAAAGCGTTTCGGCACCTTTAAACTCAGGTGCATTACTTTTTTTCACTTCTGCCATTTTTAGTCCCCCTCTAATTTCTGATTGTTATAGTAATAAAATTCAAATGTTTCGCTGTTAAAATCTCAACGTCTTTTTGAGACAGTGGTTCAAAATCCTTTACTTTTGCATTAAAAAAACCGATTCGTTCTGGATTCTTTTTACTTGTATCGTACAAGTCAATTGAACCCTTTTCGAATCGGTTAATTATTCTATCTTGCAAATCGTTCCTATCAAAAATTTTATCTGCATACACACCTACTTGTATCAGATGATTACGTGAGAAATTCTCCTTTGAATACCTGCTAATTGTTCCTGACAAATCCTCAATGGTAATGAAGGGTTTGTCTTTTCCTGATACAGAAACACCATCGTATATCCATGTAGTAGGTGCAAAAACATCCAGCAATTTTTTTAATGAATACATTACATCATTCAACATAATTAATGCCCCTTCGCTACACGTTGAACAGTTTTGTTTATATCCTCAACAAATGGTTGCTCACCTTCAAAAGCTGTTTTACGCATAAAACCTTTTTTTGTTTTGTGCGTAAATTCTTGTACCGCCGCGTAAATAAGAGGAGATCCATACGTACCAATAATTCTCGCACCGACTACCATCTTTACACTTGCAGGAATACTTTCAGATAAAGGACCGTGTAATATCGGTGCTCGATTAGAGGCTTGATTAGCTTGTAAGCGTGTATGTTTTTCTACCGTTTGCTCAATTGGTGTTTTGTATCTATTGGGATTATGTGCTTTTAACACATTTGATTTTCCTTTAACAACAACTCTGATTCTCATCAAATCACCCTCTTTACAATGACCTCACGACGATTTACGCCACCAAGCCCTCGTTCATCGATAAGTTCGATAACGTAAAAAACACCTTTACGTTCAATTTTTTCAATGTTCTCTAAGTCCACATTAAGAGGAAATGTAACAAGCGCCTCTCCTTTTTTAACATCAAGATCAGCGAACTTCGTCTTTTCCACTGACGTGAATTTCTTCCAAACTAATTGAACAGTTTCTTTTCGGGGGTCACCTTGGATTTCTTCTCCTGTAATTGGATCCTTTTCAGAAACCCCTTTAATGTATAAAATCACCGGTTCTCTACGTCCCTGCTCAATCATTTCACGATTTTCTCGAATCTCTTTAATATCATCTTCAGTAAGCAATTGCTACACCTCCTCGCTTATTAAGTAGTTCAGCCGTGACGAACATTGTGGATGTGGGCTTATTAATTGATTCATAAGGCTTTCCGGAATATTTTTCGGATACTTTCCAGCCCCTAAACCGTATGCATCACGTCTCGCTAGCTTGTAACACATATGCTTTGAGTGGTATCTGTGGCGGTGGCCATTATCAATAATTTGATAACCTGTCACAATTTCACTTTCTAATCCATTCTGTATAGTAGCTGCTCGGTACGTGTTAGTACTCTCAGAAATTGCTACACGCTCAACCTTCCATTTCTCATTGTCGTGTACTTCCTTTATCTTTTGAGAAATCATTGTAATGCTCTCGCCCCTTAATACAGATGGACGAATGACACTACTTAATCGATCTCTCATATCTCCAGACAAATTCCATACACGATCAGACAGAACTAAGCCATCTTCACCAGGTCTTTTTATAACCCCTTGAATAATTTGCTTATTTACTGTAGTTATAGATTTCACGTCCAAACCTGCTTCTGATAATTTTGATGTGGTCCATTTCGACGTGTTTTCAATCAATGTATGGAATGACCGCTCTGCTTGTTTACGAAATTCTTTTTCGTATAAAGTAAGGTCTCGTAATAACGCATTTAACCTACTGCGCTTCACGATTCCATCCTTTTGATAGTCATTCAATAAATCAACTAAAAACAAACGTATTAGGATAATGGCCTTTACAGTATCAGAAACTTGTTTTTCATGCTCCTCTTTAAATTCTCCGGAAATGGCATCAAGTACTTCATCCATATCTTTTTGAGAATCGCTCATGTAATCATCTCCCATCTGCTCGCTTAGCAAATGTTTGGTGAGTACCTTTTCCACGTCTATATTTTCTATATTTTTTAAGCGCATCTACTGATAATTTCTTATAGTTAGCAAAGACCATCGATTTATCAACCGATTCTTCACCATCTGTATAAGAAAAATAGCGCGCTGCGTCTGCCGCAATCGATTCATAAGCAAATGACAGAGCAAGATAAAAAACAGCATTTGCGTTTAATTCTTCGGTTAATTCTGACTCAGTTTCGGCTTCAGCTAGCCAATTTCCGATGTCCTCCGGAGTTACTTTTGGAACTTTTGCTAACCGACTCTCCAGCCTTTCCGACACCTTCATTTGGCGTCACCTCCGTCACTGTATTTTGTTAAGGCATCATGATTCCTGCAGCTTTTAATTTTGCAATAAGTGCATTTAAGTCTTTCACTACACCCGCTACGTCAGTCGCTGTACTATCTGGTTGTTTATCAACCTTTTTGGGTATTAGAGCTACTTTTTCTTCAAGACCTTTAATAATATTGCCAAGTGATGTGTCTTTCGCAATCGGCATCGATCTGTTTAAACGTTGTGCTTGATTTTCAGAAATAGACATGCATAAAACTCCTTTCAAAATACAAAAAAGGTAGCATATACGCTACCTTTTAAGCCATTGTTTTAGAGATATTTTCAAGAACAGCGATAGACTCTTTCGCATTCTTAACTTCAAATCCAAATTCCCCACGAATGACACGAGAGAAGTAGTCAGCACCATTTGGTGTAGCATCTTGATCATAAATTGGAGTTAAGTAACGTGCCTTTACTTTTTCTGTATCAAGAAGTAACGCACGATCTTTAGGCATATTTAAATCAACTACAACACTAGAAATCGCTCCACCAGGTAAGTCGGAAACAAATGATAAGATTTGGTAACCTGCTGCGGTATCTTGGCGTGTAGTACGAATTGTATCCCCACCAAGCTTTGTAATTTGTCGCGCGATATTTGGTCCACATAAAATTGTGTTTGCTGAACCGCCTCGCGTAAACACTTGCTCTACAGCGTCATTCAGTGGTTTAGCCGCGATTTCGTTCCCTTTAAAATCTTGCTTATGAGAACCTTCAATACCTGTAAATGCAAATAAACCACCTGTAGTACGCGGTTGTGTCGGAGAACCGCTATTTCTACGGCCATAAATTAAAGACGTGTTCGCTTCACGAATCATCTCTTGTAAACGCAGATTTACTTGATAATCTAATTCGTTTGATACGCCGTATGTGTTCACTTGTTGTTGTGTACGTGAAACAGATGCGTATCTTGAAAAGATTTGTGAGAAGTTATATGACACTAAACGGTCATTGATCTCATTCTTACGGAAAGCATCTTCACCCTCTGGTCGAGGTCTTGCAATGACTTTTAACTCACCGCCCGCTGTAATTGCCTCCGCTGTCGTACTATCGTAACCACGTTGCACAGTGATTTTATCCGCATTTTCGTCGACACTTACTACTCGTAGCACTTCTAAGCCGTTTTGTACTAGAGCATTTTCAGTGAATTTACGAGCTTCACCTTTTTCTAAAACTAGGTCCGTAGCCCCAACAGCTGCAGCAGTTTTTACAATACCTGTATCAGAATTTAAATAATCATTCTGCCATTCAAATTTAGTTTGTGTTAAAGCGTCTCCTACACCAATCAATCCAAAAAGGACAGGTGCTTTCGTGAGAATTAAATCCACATTTGCTTGCATTTGTCTTACTTGTTGTTGAAATTCGTACGTAGTTGGTACTGGCATATTTGTAGCCCCCTCAAATTTTTTAAATTAAAAAACCGCTGACTTTTTGTCAACGATCGATTATTTCTTCGCTTTTGCTTCTAGTAACTTGTTATAAATACGTGTTACTTCGCCCGCAAACTTTGAATCTTTTAACGCTTTTTCTTTTGCTTCTTCCAGCTCTTTTTCTAAAGCAAGAATTTCATTCGCTCTCGGATTTGTTCCTGGATTCGCGCCACCAGCTGCATCTGCCCCCACAACTTTCTTGAACATCCAAGGTTTACTTTCCTTTAGCGCATTAACAGCCTCTTCAACTCCTTGATAATTACCATTCTCATCAAGTTGAATAGTCGACTTATCTAAAAGCGCCAATACGTCACCTGGATCATTCGCATCTAAAGTGCGTGCAATACTCCTAATTTCTGTATTAAGAATACGAGTATTCGCTTTTTCTTGTGCTTTTTGTGCTGCTTCAGAAGCTTCTAATGCTTTTTTATCCGCTTCTTCTTTCTCAGCTTGCAAACGTTCGACTTCGGTCATTTCTTGTTTTTTACGCTCTTCTTCAGCTTTTTCGTATTCTGCTAATTTCGCTTTCACATTATCGTAGTCACCGTATTTCTCAGCGGATTTACTACGTTCACGTTCTAAGCGCTTCTTAACAATTTCATCTAATTCTTCTTGCGTAAAAGTTTTTGACGGGTCGTCAGCACCTCCAGGCTTTTTGTCTGGATCATCTCCAGAACCGCCACCATCAGAGAAAAACTGTAGGTCTAATCGAAGTGGGAACTTAGGTGTTTTTTGTACTTGTTCTACAAAGAATTTTAATGCTGTAGCTTGTTTTGCGTATTCCATTTGCAAATCCTCCATTTTGAGCCTGTCGGCTATAATTTCCGAAAGTTTATAGCGCCATTTCGTAAGGCAAGTATTACTTTTCGTTATACGGATCCTGAGACTGTCGTTTCAACATCCGCTCTTGCATAATCTCCATAAACTTTTGTTCCGCATTTTCTTTACCACTTCTCGTAATAGCACCTTTAATTGATTCGATTTCGTTAGAAATTTCATCCCCCAACTGTTCGATAAGTGCTTTTTGATCTTGCGGTAACGGTAAACCGAAAATAATCTTACTAGCATAATAGTTATCTACTTTTGCTAACATTTCTTTATCGTATTTGAATTTTGAGTCATCCTGCCTTGCTTTCATATAACGCAAAATATACTCATTTAAGGTTTGGAGGCGTGATTGCCATATAACCCATGAGCGTTGTGTTTTTGAAATGATATTACTGAATAAAAGCTGCACGGCCATGTCATTTATACCACCTGTATTCATATCAGCCGTATTCACCATTGGTACTTCTGCTTTTTCATGTAGGCGTTTTTGCAATCGGTCCAGATACGCTTCAATGGTTTCTTTAAATCGGAATCCACTTTCCAACTTTTTAGCGCTTGGTTCACCTGTATCTTCCGCGCCGTCACCTAAATCCCATTTCGCACCTGGTGCAACTTGTAGTGGATTCTTTGGATCCTCGTCTACATTCGTTAGCAACGTAATAGCGAACATTTCAAAACGTAGCGCATCCGAGTAATCAGACATCTTTTTGTCGATTTCATCAGAAAGCTTAATCGTTTTTTCAAGTTCACTATAACCTGTAGTTCGCTTACTGAGCTTTTCAGTTGGCACAGGTACAACGGGAATAAAATCAATACCCATTGATGAACGCTCAACTCTATCCTCTTGCTTTTCTAAATCGCCATTGTAGACTGCTTCTTCAATTTCACAGTCGTACTCACCCGCTTCTTCATGCCAAACTAAGTAATATGATAACTTCCACATTTTCGTTTGTTCTTCATCAAGCCATGCAATAAAATGAATCTCTTCCAGCTGATCTATATCCCAGTCGCTATACTTTGCGATAACTTCTGTGGATGGATGCCAAATAACCTTAAATTCACCGCGACGTTTATCATAATGAATCCGAGCATACACACCTGTTTTTGAAATAGCCCTATCTTTTGCTGCTGCTAATAACTTCTCATGCATTCGGTTGTCATCCCAAACCCATGTTAATAACCGTTCCTTTGCTTTCGCTCTACTGTTTTCTGCTTGTTGCTCCTCACTAGGTTCATATCCTGATTGAATCATAAGTGCCGGGTCATCTATCACATCAGGAGGAACTGTGACTTTCGGTTCTTTTTCAAATTGCCACGCTGCAATCATGTTTACGATTTTTTGAGGATAATTAAGTTGTATTTTCGTAGGTTCGTAGTCGAGATTGTCTGGTTTTTTATAATCAGACCATACGTTTAAGTCCCCTTCATAACGCTCATACAAGCGAACCTCAGACATAATGCGTGTCCACTCAGAATCGCCGAGTGCGGTACGAACTGGCATTACAATTTCCACTGGATTCATAAAATTACGATCACCTTGTACTCTCATTCAAGCCCCTCCTTTCTCAATATCTTGAATTTCCTGTAGTTCCCGCTTTACGTCTTGCACGTTTATATGCAATAGAAAAAGCCATTTGAACTGCATCCGGACCATCATCATGCGGATGCATCGGATACATTTCAAATTGCTCCAATAAAGCACGTAAATGTTTCATAAAACGTAATTTACCACTCTGTATATCAGGTAATAATGACTCAATACGTAGTGCTTTTCGTGTACGTTGCTTAATTTGTTTTAAGCGCGTCGATGAAGGATATCCTTTTTTCTGTAATGCTTCAGCAACCTTCTCCGCGAACCACTCCTGCGCTTGTTGCGCCTCTACTGCAATCGATTCATATTGATATGCCAGCGTGTATTCTACAGCCTTTTCTAACAATGTATTTGGATGCACACGCTCCATAAAAATATCGATAATGTAGCACGTGCCTGTTTCCACGTTTTTCGCAAGTGTAACTACTACGCTGTAGTCACCTTTTTCTTTTCCCATTGCGAAATCAACCGCACCGTAATACAAAAGTTTTTTATCTTTTAAATCATCTTCAGTACAGTACGTGAAATATTTAGGTTTAAATATCTGTCTTTCCTCATCAGTCGGGTTACATAAATACTCCTGGTTAAACGCTTTGGTACCGTCATCTTCTCTAATTTCCATCAAATCGATGTAAGGGAAATGTGATGGCCATAACGTTTTTGTACCACGGAGCATTTCTTCTTTGTTCTGCTCATAAAATTGCCGAGCACGATCTGCTGAGTCTGGATCATCTACCTGACGAATCTCCCGCCACTCTTGCCATAAATCTTCACGCTCTGACCATTTCAGAATTGCTGGGAATGACCTTGAGACAAAATCACGACGGTTTTTAATCACGTGATGCAATAAACTGTCGTAACAAACGATGGTACCCATGTAAATACAGGCACCTTCTTGACGACTCAAACCTGGTAACAACTCTTCCTTGAACCAGCGTTTGTTTTTGGCAATCAAGTCAACCGTCGCTGTATTTTCTTTACTCTCCAAATCATCCAAAATATAGAGCTGAACCCTTTTAGAACCGTGGCGTAACCCACGTACCTGGGTCCCTATACCTTTTGCTTCGACTTTCGTGTTTGTTAAAGTCACAAACTCTTTATCGTTATCTACTTCATTTCGACTCTTTTGCTCATGCAATAGAATACCAAAATCCTCACGTAGTTTTTCGTTGTACTTTAACTGATCACGTGCCCAAGATATAAAGTCACCAGCTACATCAGATGTTTCAGAAATCAAAACAATATACTGCTTTAATCGATACACGACTTGATGACACAAATAGCCATTACTCAGATAAGCGGTTTTTGCATGACCACGTCCTACACTCCATGCTACTTTTTTCTTTTTCTCCCTACCTGTTGTGATGTCATCTAATAGCCCACATAACGTTTGGTGAAACTCTGCAGCATCATCCATCGTTACTCCGGCGGGGATTAAGTTATCCGGATTCCCTGGATTCCCTTCTTCAGAGAAATACTCATACATGAAGTAAAGCATGTCATGTTCTCCACGGTGCACCCTTTTTAACTTTTCTAACTCATCGATGTCAGCAAGTAGTGTATCCATGTAATATTCTGTAGCCTCACCAGTTTCGTACAGCTCCTGTAATTTCTTCGCTCTTTCTGCTACAAGATTGATACGCTCCTGACGTTCATGACGGGCTAACCATTTACCGTCTATATATGCCATGTAGCCCGCCCTCCTTTTACTCGCCCGTCAATTTTTTTAATTTCTGAAGCTGTTCTTCGATCTCCGCATTTGTACGGGTCGCATTTCCTAGATCACCCTCGATTACTTTCTTATCAGTCAGTAAACCAAATCGCTGCATATACAATTGCATAGCTTTTACACTCGGTTGCGGTCCTAAAATTAACTGCATTAACTTGCTGTACACCTGCTCACGCTTCTCTGCGAGAAAACTATCGGCCACTTCACTCTTGAATGCGATGAAGTCCTGGTTCTTAGTTCGCCACTCCCAAAGCGTTGTCCGATTTATACCCAGCTCGTTCGCCATTTCGTCCTGCGTCCTTTTTTCCTCGTTATTCGATTCCATCAACTCGTTTTCTACAAGCAAGTACGCCGCTTGTATTTGTTTAGCCGTAAGTTTCTGTTTTAACTCGTCTAACTTCGCCATCATTTCGCTCCCCTTTCTTCGTGAAATAGAAAAAGGCAACCGATTTAGTATCGATTGCCTTGAAATTCGTATATTTAAACTTTTAAATCACTATATTTCCATGGTAAAATTTACTTGTATTTTCATATAAATTTAGAGGTGGTCTATAATCATGAATAGCTTTATTTTCTCAATAGGTAGACTTATAAATGGTACATATCATGCCGCAGGTACCTGTACTTTAATCAATAGGAAAAACACATTAGTAACAGCAGCACACGTAGTTAATGGCACTGATGTAAATCTAGTAATCAAGCTCAATGACAACTTTGACAATGGTTACCAAGATACAACTCTCACCCAATCAAATTTTTATGCTGTTAAAATCGAGCATATAGACCCAATAAGAGATGTTTGTATCCTTTCTTTGCAAAGTAAAAATGCCTTCTACTCGCACCTTAAGATTGGAAATTCTGATGAAATAAATCCAGGTGATGAAGTTACTATCTTCAGTTTTCCACACTCTGACTTGGGTAGAATCGTCTTGACCCAACAAACTTGTGAAGTTGGCGCCAAAATTCTACTTAGTTCTAAAAAAATTAAATCCAAACACCTAGTCTTGAACATTCAAGCACGTCCAGGACAATCTGGAGGACCTGTTATTAGAAAATCAGATAATACAATTATTGCTATACTAATTGGTGCTTACGTTCCCACAATTGGCGGCGGTATTGACCTTGGAGGAATTGACCCTCAAACATTGCACCAAACAACACATGCTGTTTCTACAGAATACATAGAAAGGATGTTATAAATGACTAATACAAACTCATTTTTCGAAAAACAAAAAGATTCAGAATGGCTTGATGCGTTACCAGATTACCAAAAAAGTATAGTATCTGAATTACTTGTCTCAAATTCTTATGAAGAAGCTGCATCAGCATGGCTTGAAGCCTCTGTTGATTATACATCTCCTTTCAGTGCGCAACCAAAATCAGAAAAGAAATTTTTTGATTTACTAAAAAAAGAGGTACAAAAATTACTTTGTGGAAGTCCTGATTATGCCGCTGAGCGAAATGAGTTTACTCAATTAACTCAATTACCTCAAAATAAAACAGCTATTGTTTCTATGGTATCAGCTTTAATTGGTGCAAAGGTTGGACTAGCAGCTTCTTTTATAGCACCAGCTATTGTTCTTATTTTCATGACGATCGGAAAAGCTTCGCTTAATGCATGGTGCGAAATGCAAACCAACTAATCTATTGAATAGTATTATTATAAATAAACACACCCACCAGTTACATAGTAGGTGTGTTTATTTACAAAAACTCGTTCTGTTTAACCCCTCGAGTTTAAAAATTCTGGCCGAACGTTACGAGCGCCTGCCAGCTCCTCACCAGATTTGACCTCCCCCGGGGGATTAAAACAAAACCAAATGTTTAATAATCTAAAATGCCTATTTTGAATAACGATGAATATCGTATTAAAAATGACTGCCTATAACATTGGTTATGTAAACTACACAGAAGCGAAATCCATTGATATCAATGATTCTTTCTTTTTTCAATACGTAACCAATATACAATTATTATACATCGTTGTTATATCAACGTTTGTAAGCCATACACACAGCTTCAATCACTTGAATTAATGCATAAGCTTCACCTTATTAACTAACTTAACATTGAATCATGACCCCCTGAGTTTCAAAGGGCCGTCTTCTCCAGGAGAGAGCGACTGGTGAAATTACCCTAAGGTTTCTCTTTCACGTTGCCTACAGTTCATAGTATGTTATACAGCTTCTCCTATTTCCTACCTACTATATATCCCACAATCAGTCCAATCCAACGGACATAAAAATAGCCATGATACCCTAATGACGGGCCTCATGGCTATGCGTATTATTTAGTACTGGAGTAGGACACAATTTCACCATCCTAACATAAATTGTACCTACTATGAACCCACCTTGTCAAGCCTCGTACAACTTTTTTATTAAACTTCCCATACCTGCCATATCACCGTTAATGGTCATGTGTAATATGTCCACGGCTTGTTTACAGCGTGCGTAATACAATTTTGCAGTGATATTCATAGTCCGTAATGTATTCCTTCTAGGAATCTTGTACACATACCGAGCAAGCACTATATATTTCATGTTCTTCGGTAATTGTTTAATCGCCTGATCCAGCACAATCTTATTCAACCGTCCATCACCTTTCCCATCCAGTGCACCAGGTCCAGTAAAGCTAGGCGGTGCATCAGGGAACCGATCACCTACAGCAAGTGATTCATAGTTCTCCAGCCATAGTCGTATTGTCTTCCTTGAAACATAGCCATCAATTCTGGGCATCTCCGAACCTCCTGACTCAGAAAATCAAACCCCTAAAACAAACACCTTAAACCATTAATAGTATTACATACTATATAACTATTAATAAATAATACTATATATATAATATATAATTACTAGTTTTATATTTATATTATATATATATAAGGTATATTTTTTTAAGGGGGGGTTCTTTTTTATTTTCTTTTTCTTTTTTAAGTACTGTAGTATATTAGACCCCCACTTAAAGATTTTTCTTTTATATATTTTTTCGTTTTATGAACTGTGATTTATCGGCATTTCTCCCAAAGAGTATAACTATATAGCGTTTGAAATTAATTTTTACTTTTAAATCACATGTGGCATCTTAATTTTTGGTCATTAAGGTGAATGTAACAGGTTTTGGTCTATTTGAATCGTTAAATAGAGTAATAACCCATTGGTGTATTTTTCTATCATAACTCTCTACCGCAAACACCCTATCATTTGGAGATCCTAATTTCCAACCACCACTTATCACTTTTCTACCAGGCGCCTCTAAAAAGACAACAAAATATTCCTTTGGATTAACAGTTACAGGTTCCCAAGAAAATGACTTAAATCCATGCCCAAGATCAGTACCTAAATGTTCAGCGGCCGTCAACGTAGTTTGTTGGTCTCTTTCATCCCGATAACCATGGACATTACTTTGATTTAAGTCACGAGTGAACTGATACCCCGAATCTTCACTTGAATTTGGATACATCATTTCATAATTCGAATCCATACTTGGACCAGCATTTGGATGCGTCATTCTGTAATTCGGATCTTCAATTGGAATATAGTTTGGAGCATGCTGATAATTAGGATTAACACTTGGAATAGCATTTGGATACATTATGTTTTGATTTGGATTCCAATAATTATTATACATAAACCATCACTTCCTCAATGTTATTTACAATGACATCGTATTAAACATTATCATTCTAGTGCTTAACCTATATCAAAAGAGGCTTATTTTTAGTATAAAATCCTTACTTCAATCTAAAATCATTTACCTCTCCGAACCTCGAAACACGTGCCACGCCGCTGTTGTCTCGTAACCACGTAGCACCGATTTTCCAGCTAAGAGAAACTATTCCTCAGTCATTCATATTCCTCCATTATTATTTACAGTTTTCGTAATGAAAGTCGAAATGAATATATTTTTCACATAACAAAAACATACATTTTTTGATATAATCAGATAAAATACATTCTCTGGGAGGGTTAATTTCATGGGTTTTACACAATATGCTCATACACTTGGCTACTTAAACGATAAACTAAAATCATTCGCGCACATTTATGGTCCTGTAGAGAATAATAGATTTCTATCACTCTACAGCAAGATTGCTTCTCCATTAGATGAAATTTTTGGGTTTTTACATTTCAATTTTAATAATTTACTACACCATATGAATAGTAGATTAAACACTAGGCACTACACTGCAGATGAAAGCAGATCACTATTTCATTTAATTAATGAATTACGTAATATTCAAGGTACTTTAGCCGGCACTACATTTGATTTTAATGTAGATACTTACTACGATGAAGTCCTTGAAAATTGCCTAGCATTTTTGCAAACTAGTGGAGGCAGCACCATCCCCCATGACTTCCAGCGTGTAAAAGTTATTGAGATTTCACCTATTTTTACATTAAAAACAGGATTAACAGTCAAAAGATCTGACGGTATTTTAACATTTCCTACAGAGGAAATTGGTGCAGGATCTTACGCCACTGTATATAAATTCACAGATCCACTATATAACAAAGAGTTTGCTTATAAGAAAGCACATACTAACTTAGAAGCAGACGAGAAAGAGCGCTTTTATACAGAATTTGAGGTAATGAAAGGCTTAAAGTCACCTTTTATCCTGGAAGTTTACACTTTGAATAAAGAACAGAATTATTACGTAATGGAATACGCTGATGAAACCTTGGAAAATTATATCCAAAAAAACCCTGGCCTTGAGAATGAAAGAGAAAAAGTTTTATTTATTCGTCAAATTTGTTTAGCGTTTAAACGAATACATAGTGAAGGTGTCTATCATAGAGATATTTCACCAAAAAATATACTCATAAAGCATTTTGACGATACAAAAATGATTAAGATTGCTGACTTCGGTTTGGTGAAGGTTCCAGAAAGTAACCGTACGCGATTCGGTACAGAACTTAAAGGCTATCTCAATGATCCCCATCTAGGGCTCATAGGGTTTAATAACTATAAAGCGCATCACGACATATATGCATTAACAAGGCTCATTTATTACATGTTCACTGGTAAAACAGCCGATGGTATATTTTCAAATCCGCATTTTGAAGGATTCTATAAAAAAGGGACGCATTTTGAAACCGAGCAAAGATACTCTAATATACAAGAATTAGAGAAAGCATTTTTTCAAAACGTTGCCCCCTCACTTAAGGAATTAGGTGTTTAGTTAATCCCTTTCTTCGTTAAAAACTGCCTTGCGTTATCCGTAAGCCTGTAATAATAAACATGCTTATCATCTTTCGTGACTTGCTCCAGTAGACCTAACTGAGAGAGTTGTCCCAGCCACGTATCAAACTGCGTAGCTGGGATTTCTCCTCCTACCTGGTGCATCGCTCGTAAGATTGCTTCGGAACCTTTCACTCTATACCACGTGATTTTACGATTTCCAGTGCTTGTTGTTCCGTAAAACCTTCGGAAACAAGTGCATCGAAACGCGCCTTATATACTTTAGAAATCTCACGCTGCATTCGTATCTGCATCGGTAACGCCTTAACAAAATTGTCCAAAATCATTTCCAGTTCAATATTTGTATATTGCTTATTAGGTTCGCTCATTTTATCACCCCTTCAAATGCGCTTCAATTTCCGCTAATACCTGATCAATCCCTTCAGGACTTAGTACGAGTTTTCCGCCAGCTAGTTCAATATTTTCTTCTGAAACCTCGCCTGTAATTTGGCAAGAGTTATTAGGATTATATTTTTGTAGAATAATAGATTCACCATCTACGAAAATCTCCATCGGATCCTTTACCTGGATACCTAATGTACGGCGTAATTCCATTGGAACCACAATTCGACCTAATGGATCAATGTTACGAATAATACCTGTTGATTTCATTTCCCTTCAGCTCCCTTATCTTTCTCATATTCGAACTTGATCGCAGAAACATGCTGCATATTCACAATTCCCGTAATACGACCGTTATCATCGTAAGTATCTATCGCATTTCCTTCCGCAAATAACTCCCCTTCTAGCTTTTTGTATCCTTCAAAAATAAAATCGGCTTCCTCTACAGTGTGTACAGAACCGTCAACCGTTTTAATTACCGCTCTCATATCTTCCATCTCCTTTTCCTTACTTCTTAATCGTTTCTATAACGCTAGCTAAACCAAAGAATATTACACAGATGAACCATGTTGTCCAAATTGGATATTCGTATATAAGTTCCACCCAGTCACTCCTAGTCTTTATTAATTAGAATCACAGCCGAACCCTCAACCGTGATACCGGCTACTTCAATCTTTTCATGGGGACCTACTTGCACTGTTGTGACACCCTCACGTGTCTCCAGCTCTTCACTTAAGCTTTTTGTAGGTATATCCTTCATCTCTACTCACCATCCAAAATAACACTGTATTCATCATTAGCTACGTAAAAATTACCGAATGCATCGCGTTCAGGGAATCCATTTTCCGTTGCCTGTACTATCTTGAGTTTCGCATTACATTTATGACATTTCGTGAATTTGTGCTCCTTGTACTCGTATTGATTCCCACGATTCCCGCACATGCAGCACTCATAGCGTGTACGATATCTCGGATTTCCTTCTTCGTCATATTTAATACCTGTTTTCCAATGAATCGGATCAGCTTCTTCTTTTTTCGTAATCTTTGCTATCTCTTCAATAGGAAACGAGCTACGATTTACTTCTACGATTGGTAGTTTACGAGTTTGCTTTTCAGAAGCCTTTTTAACAGTCCATTCATGAAGCTGTTCACGCGTAATATCGTCTACTGCGTTATGAATCTCCGTTTTTGCCATCGTAGTTCCTAATGCTGAGACATCCACTTCTGGTGGGTGTTGATTAATAGTTTCTACTAGTTCTGTTGCTGTGTTGATAAAGGAAAGTTCATCTATTTCTTTTTTTAATCTTGGATTGGCAGGTTCCGCATCAGAGTCATAAAATTCTACACTTGTTTTTTCTGGACGTTTAAGTAATAAATACTGATCCCCTACAAAACTGGAGATACCACCACGAATATTATTTTTAATAAAGTCGAAAAAGACTGTAGTTAATGCGTTTACGTTTGCTTCTTTATTTAAACGATCTAGTCCGTATTCATAAAGCATTGCGTGAATAGCCTCATGAAGTACGTTTTTCATTTGCCCTTCATGCTTCGCTACATTGTCCGAAATTTTGATTTGTTGTTCGTGATACGTTACTTCAGCAATTCTTACTTCTCCATTTTCTCTTTCTTCAAGCCATCCTTTTACGACTTCCACATCGTACGGTACACTACCAATCATCAGTTGTTTAGGTATGTTCATATAACTTTATCCCCCTTTAAATTGGTAAATTATTTTCAATTTCCGTTCGTAATTTATCTCGTAGCCACTTAAACTCTAAATCTTTTTTATCGATTTTCGCTTGGATCACTTTCGCTTGATCCTTCGTATAACATTTACGGAAACCGTTGTATAATTTCGAAATTTCTTTCTGCAGCTGTCTCATTTCACGGTTCGAATAATAACTTACAAATTCCGTTTTACAACTGGAACAAATGAAATAGTGCTTGTCCACACGGTTTGATAATCGTGCTGTGAGCATCTGGACACGAAACACGTGCTCACATACTTCACATTTCGCTTTTACGGGTTTCATTGTTTTGGATGCTCCTTTCTTTCAAAGGATTTTTTTGTTTGGTTTCTAACAAACTTCATCTTTAATTTTTCTGGTTCTAATGAACCTCTAGACGAATACACCATATACTAATTTAAATACGTTCTAGGAAAGCAGGTGTGTACTATGCCTTCTGTCGTTGGAAATCTTGTCGTTCAAAACAGTAATGGTGCTTTCAATTTAGGGGATTTTTATAACGTATCTCCAAAAGAGAATACAAAATCTTATAATGGTTCAGGGGCATCAAATGTTTCTTTTGTTGTTAATACCTTTAACGGTGTTAGTGCAACGAATACATTTGATTCTGATGTTGCTGATCAAGACCAAGTTGTATCAAGTTAAAATTATTTATTTCCCTCTCCCCCTTGAATAAAACTCGATATTCCGTCAATACTGTGCATAGGCGATAGCCAAAACTCATATTAATGAACCTCTATCAGCAGTAGTTCCCTGACCTGAGCCAGTTAGCTTTTGCTAGCTGCTCTTTTAATTACACATTTTTGTCTTAACACTCATATAATATTGTGAATTTAAAAATCATTTCATGTTTAAAGGAAAAGTATTCTTTTTCATTACTCCACTCCCTCTTTAAATAAGGTTTTTAAAGAGGGAATACATTAAAAAAATCTTGGTTACACTGTAAACAGGCTCGTGAATAGCCAAATTTACTAATACCCACTCTATGTCTATTACCTTGGGCCGAGCAATTAGCAAAAGCTAATTGCTCTTTTATATTGAGTTAATAATAAAATTTAGTCTTATTCCTTTTCTACATCATATACTTTTAACCTAACCATCCAGCTCAAAGTGTTACCTCCTATCTTAAAGAGCACTTATGCATGGTGCTCTTTTTTAGTTTCCTTATTTCTACAAAATGAAATTTTTGTTTAGTTTTCTTACCTGCATAATATTTTGATATTTGTTTATACTATAGTTGTAACTTTTTGTTACAACATATATCCGTATCGATTGTAACTTCTAAAATTGTACAACGGAGCAGTTAGCTATTTCGGCTAGCTGCTTTGTTGTTTAAAATGAAGTTTTTATTTAGTTTCACTGGTATTGTTCACACTAGGACTAGTACCGCCAAAACATTAGAACAACTGACATAAACGTCACATTTTTGCCAAATTTTATAATTTATTTTCAGAATCTACAAAATATTGCATTTTTCTCTTTTTTCTATTGGTATAATCGGGCTGTCTATCAAAGTTATAGAAAAATTGATAGAAAATTACTAATAGAATGGAGATGTTTTTATGTTTAAAAAATTAACTATTGGAACATTTGCAATTGGTATTATGTTCTCCGGTGTTACTGGTGTATCTGCGGCACAAATAAATGATGCACCGCTCAAAGCTTCTGATAACAAATGTGCACAAAAAAAGCATAAATTTTCTCAGTTGTTTAATTCTCCAAAGGTCCCAGAAAATTATACAAAGAATGGCGTTACAGGAAAGTTAGTTTGTACTTATGAGGGGCCAGTAGGTTGGATTGGTTACTATAATTAATAAGTAACCTATCAATACAAGTTGGCTCACATCTCTCCCTCGCTTTTTTCATAATAGGCGAGGGATTTTATTTCAGATGTACTTATGCTTATAAAACCAACATCTTCACTTTCTACTAAAATAGCTTTTTTGTTTAAATCCACTTTTTTTAACTGTGGCTTTACTAATACTTTTGTGCTAAAATCCACTAGGATATTTATTTTAAAATTATTTTTGGAGGCTTTATGAATAATCAAAACAACAATGAAACAAACAACAGCAATAGACTATTGGCAATTTTTCTAATAGTATCACCACTATTAATACCTATCGTGCTCCCTACAGCCATAATTGTAGGAATGAAACAATGGATGCCTGATGATGTTGAATACCCAAGTATAATGTCACTATTGACCTTATGTATTGGATTTTTCATAGTTGGGATCATTTTCTCTTTCGTATTACGGGTATTTAAATTATCTGAAGAAAAGCTAAAAGAATTAGGTTTCTTAGGATTTACAATTTCAATTGTTAGTACCTTTTTGACAATGTATGTCGGATATTTTGGGCTAGCAAAACTTAATTTCACAGCAGTGCAATTATCACCACATGCTGTATTAATCTTTGCGATTTTATCTACAATTCTTTTAGAAGCAATATTTAAGTTGATTGATAAATTTGATACACCTGATACAAAAGAAACACTTTAATAGATATTAAAATGATTATCTTAGAGCACATATCAACATGTGCTCTTTTTTCTTTTAACCAAATAACGATTTTATCTAAATCCATTCACTAATCTCAGACTTTGACATACAATAATAGTGCCTTTCTATATAATGTGAGTTCGTCACTGTCGTTATAATGAGGTATAAGGAGCGCTCTCGATTAGCGCTCTTTTTATTTAAATAAAGATTTCATTTTAAAATTACACCTATCTAAAAAACATCCATATAATATCTTGGGTGTTCTTTTTCAACCTTATTTTTAGTCAGAGAGCACTTTTAAAAGTGCTCTTTTAATTTATTTAGATGTATCACGTTTTACATACAATAAACATAAAATGCAAAGAGCAGACAAGACATAGTTTTTATATAATCGTGTACATTTTTTGTACGCGATTTTTTAATTAAATAAGAATTTTGTTTAAAAATGATTTATTAATTCCAACTGAACATTATTTAGTAATCTATCAGATATCTCTATATAACCAGGATTTAATTCAATACCAATAAAATTCCTATTATGCTTTGCAGCGACACGACCAACTGTACCTGAACCGAAGAATGGATCCATAACAATTCCTTCAGCTGGCGCCCCAGCTAATATGCAAGGTTCAATTAATGCTTCCGGAAATGTAGCAAAATGTGCTTCCTTCAATGGTTTTGTTGATACTGTCCAAACCGACCTTTTATTTCTTTTATCCCGAATCGCTCTAAATGCTTCATGGCCATATTTACCGTTAAAGGAGCCTTTCTCTTTGCTTGTTCTTTTTGCTCTTTGTGGCGGACCAAATGCACCTTCCGAACCTCGAACATCTTGTTGGCCATAAACTGCTGGCTCTTTAATACTTTCGTGATCGTAATAGTATTTAGGTGACTTACTTAATAAGAAAATATATTCATGTGACTTAGTAGGTCTATCCCTTACACTCTCTGGCATTGCATTTGGCTTGTTCCAAATGATATCTTGTCTTAAATACCAACCATCTTGCTGTAAAGCGAAAGCTACTCGCCAAGGTAAACCGATTAGATCCTTTGGTTTTAATCCATCTACTGATTTTGTGATTGAAACAATTCCGGTAACTTGGCCAACACTTTGAAAATGATTGTTACCTGGATTCCCTTTTCCATCTGCATTTCTTCCACGTCCACTTCCAGCATATGCATCACCTAGATTTAGCCAAAGTGTTCCGTCATCCCTTAGTACACGCTTTACTTCCCGAAAAACTGATACAAGGTTGTCCACATATTCATCAACTGTATTTTCTAATCCAATCTGTCCATCTACCCCGTAATCACGTAATCCCCAATATGGAGGACTCGTGACCACAGTACTCACAAAATTATCCGGAAAAGCTTTTAGTACGTCTAAACAATGTCCTGGGTAAACTTTATTTAGTTCCATTCCTATCCTCCCCTTTTCGATTAAAATAACTATTTTATTAAAAATCTTTAATGAGCTAATCCTTACAATTTTGTAATACTAATGTCACTGAAATCAATTTTTTCACTATAAACTCTTTACTATAATTTTCCTTATAAAGTTATAAACACACAGTAAGGAGCGGCTTAAAAATGTCTTTTTCTCAATTAAATATTGATGCTTTTCGAGCAATCAATGATTTAGGGAAGTCATATTCATCCCTAAACTCAACTATGGTATTTGTGGCGGAATATATGGTGTATTTTTTAGGTTTAATTATTATGGCTTATTGGTTTACTCAATCTAGAAAAAACAAAATGATGATTATTCAAGCGATGGTCGCTTTCGTAACTGCTGAAATAATCGGAAAATTAGCAGGGAATTTGCATTTGAATTATCAACCATTTGCAGTATTACCTAATGTTAATAAACTTGTCGATCATGCAGTAGATAATTCATTTCCTAGCGACCATACGATTCTATTTTTTTCAATTTGTTTTTCATTCTGGCTTATTCGTAAAAAGGCTAGATGGTTATGGCTTGTACTTGCATTCTGCGTAGCTATTTCTCGTATTTGGGTAGGAGTTCATTATCCTTTCGATGTAATAACAGGAGCTTTAATAGGAATTATTTCAGCGCTATTTTCATATTGGTTAACACCGAAAATTACATTCATCAAACAATTGCTTAATCTTTACGAAAAAATAGAACAAAATGTAATACCATCCAAAAACAAGTCAAAAAACTTTTGATTAATCTCACAAAGCTAAAAAGATTACATATATTACCGAGTATTTTTCAATATTGTCTTGATCAAAGAGCGCTCCCCTGGGTGCTCTTTAATTTTAAAATAACGCTTTTATTAAAAAACGAACATTCAACTTAAATCGCAGCTGACAATCCAATCCAAATTCCGAACATTAATACTCTTCACTAATATTGTTTGCTTCCATCCAGTTTTCACGTTCTGCGCGTGCAATCATTTCTTGCTCCGCTTCAATTTCTAGGCGTTCTTGTTCGTTCCATTCTCTCACCATATTTCTTACCTACTTTTCTTATAAAGTTCAAATTTGATCTCTATCAAAATCTTCAATACCATGTAAAGTTTACGTAAAGATTGCTATGATTCAGCCTGTCAACCTCAGAAACGTTATATAATGAATTTGCAAACACCTGGTTTGCGCACAAATACCTTTCTGTACGACATAACTCTTTTGCTAGGAGAAATCCTAGCCTTTTTTATTTGAGATCTAAAACACGAGGTTCTCAGGCTTTATCACCATTTTCGCTCTAAATCGATACCCCTTACTTTCTAAGTAACCAACAAGTGTTAATGCGCTTTTTCCAAACCTTTCTGCAATTGCATCTACCGTGTAACCTTTTTCAAATAGGTCTAAACTAATTTGTATTTCATTTTCTGTATAAGATGCTTGGCTTTCTACAGGTCTCTCGAAGACCCCAAGCTCCTCCAGTTTTTTCTTTATTGCACTTTCTGTTCGCTGGAGACGTTTCGCGATATACAAATACGTATAACAATTCGCTTTGACCATACTTTTTAGTAATAATTCATCTTGTTTGGTCCAAGGCTCTCTCTCTTTTTTCCTTCTATAAACATCCGCATCACGTTTCCCTTTCATCCATTCGGGTTCAGGTCCTAAAATCCCATATTCAACCTTTGAGAAATCAACTACCTGTTTATGCCGTTTTAACCAATCCCAAAAGTCCTTATAGTAAACAACCTTTATTTTTTGAGTTTTTGCAAATAGCTTTAGTCTTATAGGAAATGCGAATCTCTCATACCACGATTCAATTGTTTTATAACTTACTTGTAATACATCTGCTAGTTGGAGCACTGTAAGCCCATTGAAGTGTAGGCGGGGATCACTTAACCCTATACGATTCGCTTTTAGTTTTATGGCATTTACAGTGCGATCTAGCTTCTTTGCAATACTTTTAATGCTATATGTCCCCCAGGAATCCTCCAGATACGCTATTTCTTCTTTTGTCCAAAGAATAACTTTCCCCACCATTTCGCCTCCTTTTAGTACCCGGATGCCAGACGATCATGATTGATTTTATTTTTTTCGATATATGCGTTGTAAATTTCAATAGCCGAAAATCCAAGTGCCGCACCTAAGTACGCCAAGTCATTCATCAAGGTCATGTAGTGTGCGGCAGTCCATAATTTATTTTCATATAAATCGTTAAACACATCGATAATATCCGTTTTTGTATTTCCTTTGCTATTACGTACTACAAAGGCATCGATATATTTATTCCATTCACGTTCTAATCCAATCGATAAAGCAAAGTGAAGTGCATCAACAAATTCGTCTAATAACGGATTGTAGTACTCCTTATCTTCTTCCATCATTTGCCCCTTGTTACGTACACCTTTTGTAATCGGCTTGTTATTTTCACTCCAAAACTTATGACCACGCCACACATGAAGTAACTCACTTAACTCGTCACGAAATGATAATTTCTTTTCTTGAAACAAAGACACGTTTTGCAAACTACGTTTTTCCACAATCTTGTTATCCAGGTCTTTTTGTAGCTGGAATAAATGAATGATGTTCATTGTTTTGCATGCTCCCCTTTTTTAAACAAATCTATAAAACTTCTCACCATTCTTTCTACACTGGCACCAGTTAAGGAATTAACAAAGGGTGCAGTTTCTGCGAATTTTAAAGAGTCCTTTTCAGGTATTCCCGCACAAATCAACTTTTCTTTTACGGCTTCAATAATTCTCACTCTTTTCTCGTTCTTACTATTGAACTGAGCCTCCATGACCTTTACAGCCTCATCCTTATAGCAATTATGCTTTTCCATGTAGTAATACACTTCTTTCCAAAACTCGTTGTCTTTCACTACAGACATCTCAATCGCTCCCTTCTTATCTAGCAATTAGCAAACTAACAATGACCGTTACCACCATATAAGAAACAAATAACGAAATAGACTTTTTACGTAAATTTTTAATCTGTTCCCGTAATTCGTTATTTTCTTTCAATACACGTTTTGCGTAATTGTCTTTCACTTTCACTTGTGATTTGTATAAATCAACTTCTAACTGCAAATCATGATTTTCTTGCATCACATCTTTTAACTGTTGCTCCGAATTATTCAAGTACACTACCGCCTTTCGTGTCTCACCTTTTGCTATTTTCTTTTTTTGCTTAACCATTTCACGTTTTAGTTTTTCTAATTTCCGATCGCTTTTCCGATTTTCGTACCCCTTCCCTTGCTGTCTACCACCCACAATCGCACATCCTTCCTACAGCTTTTTATTTTCTTAAATGCTCTAAAAATAGTTCATTGAAATTCTCGTTTTCTAGTTCTTCCAAACGTTTCTGTACACGATCTAAACGTACTGGACCCAAACCTAACACCTCTTTTACTGCACGTAAGGCTAATGTTCGGCCATCTTTATACGATAAAAGGGATACTTGCTGCACTTCACCCCTGTGAAAACTTTGCCGCTCCCTTGTTCTCTTTCTCTCACGTTCACTTGCCCGGCGTTGTTGACGGTTCAAGGCGTTCATCGTCTTCCCCCCATTTTTTAAAGCAACTACTAAATAAAAATTCTGCGTATGGATCTTGTGGTACTGGGTCTAACACACCAGTCTTTTTATCTTTTCTTAATGAACTTACTACCCAAACCATGTTGTACGGTTCTCCAGCAATGCTTCCCACAATTTTTGCTGGCTTTACACGTGGTAATGCTGTTGCATGACGCTTTGTAAATAACGATTTACGCGGTCCCTCTCCTCTTCCCACATGCTATTCCTCCCTTTGTTTAAGCCAGGACTCAACACTCATTTTCTCGCCCCATCGATAACCTACACTTCCTTCTGCCTCAATCGGAACTGGAAATCCTGGTACTGGAGGTTGCTCCATAACTTGTTTAATTTGTTTTTCTACTGCAACTACAATTTCCGGATCATCATCTATTTCAAAAATGATTTCATCGTGAATTTGTGCAATCATATCAGCACTACCATGAGCAAGTACACCTTCTTGTTTACCAATAGATTCATAAATTTCATTTTGTACTTTCTTCATAATGTCAGCCGCACTACCTTGCACTGGTGTATTCGCTGCTTGTCTTTCAGCTGAGCCACGATCTCTTCTATTCGCGCTGTTAATGCCAGGTAGTAATCTCATATATCCATAAATCGTTTGTACATAGCCTTGCTCCCGTGCTTCTAAAACAATCTTGCGTTGATACTCTGGTATGCGTTTGTACGCTGTTTTAACAGCATTTACAATCTGCGCACATTCATCTAATGTTTTACGAATCATGTACTTCGTTTTAAATGTGAACTGTAAAGCGTGTTCCGTACCGCCATAAGAAATACCGAAGTTGCCCGCCTTGGCATCTGTACGTTCTTTCTTTACAATTTCAGCCTCAGACTTTCCAGTCATTACAGATGCGGTTCTACGGTGCATATCGCCACCTGTGTTAAATAACTCAATCATGACCTCATCGCCTGATTTCCATGCCATTAAGCGAAGCTCGAACCCTGAGAAGTCAATGAAGAATAATATCTTTCCTGGTTTAGGTACAAAGAAGTTTCTTATCTTAAACTCATCATTATCTGGTCTCGGTACGTTTTGTCCGTTCGGATTAAAGCTGTTTAAGCGTCCTGTTTCTGTGAATGGACTGTACCCTGCATGAATCCGTCCACTCATAAAGTTCAAGTACTTTTCACGTCCTATGATGTGCGAAGAAAGTAATGTCGTGTATTTTTGGATTTTCTTCAGCTGATCGATAACCTCCAACGCTTGTTCCTTATAAGGATGTGGTTCACGTTTTGCGATACGAATCGCTCCACGCTCTAACTTATCTAAGGTAGGGTCCTTGTCAGGATCAATACTTTCCCAATTTTCAGGCAACGAAATGCTGAGGTACTTTTCTTCATCGATATCGTTTAACTTATTCTCAAGCATAAATGCCATATCGATAAGTGCCTCTTGATCAAGACTCGCACCTGTTTTTCCATACTTTGCTACCGGTATTTTTAAGTAATTAAACATTAAACTTTTCACTTCGTTTGTCTTACCTGATTTACCGGTATTTATATCAATATTGAACGTTTCTTTCGCAATTTGTTTAATACGTTCAGCCGCTTGCTCTTGCATAATTTCCGCTTCTTGTTTCTTTTGCGTTGCAAGGTTTGGATCCCAATTCATTCCCCAATATTCCATAAGGCCGATAACACGTGTGAATGGCATTTCAATCTTATGGAGCCAGTCCTCATATCGCGGAATTTGAGCTGCAATTTGAGACCAATATTCGTAATGCTGCAGTGCGTAATCCGCATCTTCTGCTGAGTAAAGCAGTCCTTCACCATTACTAGCATCAATTTCATCAAAGAAATCCACTTTGTATTTCTTTAAAAGAGCTGCAAAGTCGTTCATTGTTACACCAAAAATGTGTTTCGTAGCTGGTTTTAAACCCCATCCGCTTGTAGGTTTTTTCGGGTTATTAATCTTTTGAGGTGCTGCGATTTGTAAACACCGTACCCACATAATCAATGGATCTGCTACTTTTCCTAAAATGTATTTACCGTACTTCGCTGCATATTTCGTTTCAAAAGACAAATTGACCGCAACCTTTAATACCTTTTCATTTTTAAATAGGTATTCATCAAGCAAATCTAGAACCAATTTCCTAGCTTCACCCCTATCCATACTTGGTTCAAATACTTGACCAACTTTATGTGATATTGGAACAACTCTTGACTCGTGTGCCGCCGCTGACAGCGATACCGTACAAATTTCACCTTTCCACGGATCCAAGGGTGTTTTTAAATATGCTTTTTGTAAGCTCTCACTTCGGCTCTCCGCTTCTTTATCATCGATAATACCTGTAGCACATGCTTCTTCTATATCTTCAAAAGCTTTTTTATAATGCGTCCTAATTTCTTCACTTGCTGCAGTCTCCCAGTCAAATCCTGCTTTACCTGTTTGTACACAACGCTCAAGATATTTCTTTAAATCTGAAACTGTAAGAATAGCCTGATAGTCTTTCACTTGTTGTGATTCTACTTTTGGCCAAACAATATCGAATTGTCCCGGTTTCTTCTTTTTTTCCATTTCTACCGCTAACTTCGATTCCTTTACCGGTATCTGCTTTTTACTACTTGCTAATGTTTTAGGTCTTCCAAATAAACTTCCGAGTTTCATATTTTCACTTCCAGTCATATTTGTAGTGCTTGTCCATATAATTAGTAGTACTCATCCTGTATATGATCAAAGAGTCCTTTCTTCATGCAATACGCAATGTAGGCATTAAAGCGTGGTGTTTTTCGATAACCACCGCTTGTTAAAAGAATCATCCTCATTTTCGCTAATTGATTTACGATTGCTTTCGCTTCTTCTTTATCGATAGACAGCATTGCCTCAACATCACCAAGTCGTAAATACTTCTGCTGAGCGAACAATTTGATAAACTCATAGAATTTCATTTCGCCTGTTAACGTATCGATTTTTTTAAGATCTGCCGTAAACTTCTGGTATCTTTCTTCTGTCATTTCTTCCTCTTTTATTGCTAAACGAGCATAGTAATTTAAGCCGCAACCTGGAGCATTGTATAAAGCTTTTAAATACTCCCCAATAAACTCAACGTGTCCCGGCCAAACTTGAATTCTTTCACCTGATTCATCAACTGAATGTGTAAGTGCTGCAAGTGCTACTGCTAAACGAGCCACTTTATTCCGCTGATCTGAAGGAGAAACAAGTGGTATGTCATTCGCATTTCCATATACTTTCGCAAGGTCTGTCGCAACCTCCAGTACTTTATCAATCGTACCGTCTGTAAATAGCACGTCCTCCGGCTTACGTGACCAAGCATATAAGATGTTATTTTTCAAAGTATCCTTCTGTATAATCGATGGATACGTAGCAAGCGTTTGGTTGTACAACTCAGGATCTACATCACTCGCTCTCATAAAAACTGCAAAGTCAAAACGACGTATATCCTCGTTATTGAAAATATCTTTTAAACTTTCTGCGCCTTGGGAGTAATCAGCAAGTCGTTTCCCTTTCGGTACGTTCCCTGACATGATGGCACGTACTCTACAAGGTGTTTCAGCTGTTACAGCTCGTTTTACTTCCAGCTTCCCGTCAGAACGAGCAAGCGTCATTTCACCATAATCATCTTTCGTAATACCTGTATCTTCATCAATCCAAATCATTTCTTTGTCCGCTAACGGCCACGCACCCCAAACGATGTACCATGCACCTTGAGCACCTGACTGTTCCATCTTGTACGTTAGACCTGTACGAGACGTACTTTCTGCATTCACTCGTGTTCCAAGTCCTGCATATTTCATTACTTTTTCAATGAGGGCGGACTTACCAGTACCTGTATCACCTACTATTTTTAATTCCACCCAACCACGTAACGGATTTAAATCCCACGGTACCTTAAAGCGAAGGACACTATGAAGTGTTAACAATACTGCAAGTAGCGTTTCATCGCGTTCTACGATGTGTGTTACGTTGTACGTTAAATCGTTACAAATAGCTCCTAACTTTTGTTCAATCGATTCTGCTGTATAATCTGCCGGCTGAAATGTTGCTAAATCTTCTTTCACTTGTTCATTTAGCTCAAAACTTTCAACCACATCCTGAAGCGGTACCGCACTCTTTACAAGTAGTGTTGACTCCTGATTCTTTGGATGTGGGTATACATAACCTGTTAATTCGTAGTACTTATTCTCACTTACGTTTAGTCCATTTACGGCGTACACTTTTCGTAGTACATAATTCCCTTTATGCTGCTCTTGTTTTTCGTCATCTTCTTCAGCCATTGGGATTACAAGTAACTCTTCCACGTTCATGTTCTCTAAAATATCCGTATTGTATTTCGGGCAATTCGGTATGCCTGATATTTCTCGTAAAATACCTTTTATGTTATCGTCACCTACACCCGTCATTTGAATAACTTCCCGATCACTTACACCTAGGTCTTTGTATCCTGTATGCGTATGGATGTCGTATAGAGGGCAATGTACCTTTTTACAACTTTCCCTGCCCCAGCAATGGTACTCAATGTTTTTCGGAATGATGTAAGGCGTATGTTTTTTACCCGCAACCATGACACGCGTTTTTACAAGCTTTCCAGTAAGGTCTGCGTTACCCGTTTCTGCTAAATGTAGCAGCTTTGCGTTTTCCTCTTCTTCCGCATTCTTCTTAATGCAGTGGCACATATCACCGGCACACGCTACACGTTCATAATCTTTGCTTCCTGGTTTCTTTTCGCCATGTAGTGAACGAATAAACGCACAACCAAATTTGTATGTATTATCACCGCTGTATACCGCATCGATCACACTTCTAGTATTTGCAACACGTTGTTGCTTACCATACTCGTTATCCTCAGATGTAAATTTAAGCACCCAGTCTTCCAGTTCTTTCATCGTTTCCTCTCTCGTGTAGCCAGCGTCTTTGAAGTAACATGCAAGCTGTACGGTTGCCTGGTTTCGGTCACCGTCTTTTTTCCAGCCACCATTTAAAATATCAACTACACATGCCGGTGGTTTATCTTTCTTAAACTGGAATTCTTCTTTCGCATACTTACGAGCACTCGTTGCTGCAGCTTGCTCATATTCTTCTGTCTTATTTATTAGTAAATACCCCGTACGAGGTCTGTATTTCATTGCCTTTTTACGTTCTTCTGCCGTATAAGGTAGATCGTCAGCGTGTCTTGGCGATTTCGCTAAATCTTTAATTTCTTCCAGAGTTAATTTGTTTAACTCATTTACACTAATTTCTGTTTTAAATAGGTTTGTTTTTTGATGCATACTGTTCGGTAAACGAATCATCCGCTTTTCTGTATACACCACAAGGTCTAGTGACGTGAGTCCTAATCTATGGACTAAATACCCAGCCATATGTTTGAAGATTTTATGAAGGTCGTTTCTCGGTTCAATACCGAGCGCATCGGAGCTTATTAAGATGTGGAACCCTTTTGATCCAGAAAAGTAAATCCACATATCCGATTCACGAATGTCCATTTCTTTCGTAAAAAATTCCACCAGCTTTATTGCATCCTTTTGGCTGACTGATGGGTCTTCCGCATGGTCAAGGTCAAAATATAGGGGAGCAATAAATGCCTCCCCCTTTACTTTTGTGTCGTTCGCAAATCGTTGAACTGTAGCAAAGCAATTGAAATTGAATGCCTCTCCCGTTTGGAATTGCTTCACTTCAGAGGAAGGGATTCGTTTCCACGGAATGCTTCTACCGTTCTGATTGCTGTACCATGCGTCTACATATTGATACTCACTTGTTTTATCTTTCTTTTTTGCCATTTGTAGACGCCCTCCTTAATTATTCTGAAGCTTGTTCTGTGTCTTCTACGTTAATTCCGTAATCTTCTGGTTTAAATACACCAACAGGTTGGAAGTCGATACCGATCCATTGGTTACTAGCGTTTGTACGACTTTTACGTTCTGTTGTTACTAAGCGTGTAACAATTTTATTGACACCTAATTTAGACGGAACACCTAGAGCTTTATATTTCCCTGTATACACATTCATCGCAAAACGACCGAAAATAATTGTGTCTGTTGGGCTAAAGCTCATTAAGTAGATACGAGGGAAGTCGTCTGGGCTTAACGTTGATACTGGAACAACTGACGCCATATAGCGAAGTTGAATATCATCTAATTCATAACGTTCTTCTGCTTGAGGGTTTTCAGCTAGCCACTGATTGAATACTACTTCAGTTTCTTCTTTTGTTTTCTCAGCTACAATCAATTGACCATCTTCTGGTGAATTTTCTTTTCCCCATACAGACCAACGTTGTTCACCATATCCAATTACTACGTCAATACTGTCACCATAGATCACATTTTCATCATCTTTTTCAATGAAATTACCTTTCGCATTTATCGTTAACCATTCACCCATACGGACAAAGTCCATATCAAGACCGTTATTCGCTTCAACGAATCCCTGCTTTGTTTCTTCTAAAATTGCTGAAATATAATTGCTACCGCTGTTTGTTTTCGCCACCGCGTTATTTTTTACCACTACTTCATTTTGATTTGTCTCTTGTGTCATGAATTTTTCCTCCCGCGCCCCTGTAGGCCATGTTTTTTCCATGCTTTACGTTTTGCTTGGCTTTTCTTTTTTCGATAAGTTACTTTTCTGTTATACGAAATCTCGTAGTCTTTCGAATCGTATTCCGGAACCTCAACTATTATCGGGATTCCTCGTTGAAGGAATACACTTTTACCGGACCCTCTTGCAAACACCCTTATCACTTTTTTAACGATTTTTTGACCTGTTTCTTTCAAACCCACTTACTTCACCTCTTTCGCTGAAGCAATTAGTTCTGTGATTTCATAAAGCGCACCCAAATATTCGTACTTTTCCATCGTTATCACCCCTTTCACCAAGGCATATCATTTAAGAAGTCAGCCACTGTATCGCGTTCTGTTTTCGGCTTTCTTGGTACCGTTAACCCGATTCTGCTGTATACTTTCCTACGGCTGTGATATTGGTCCTTAAATACTCCAACATTGTAGTCAACGTAATCGAACCAGTATGCTTCTTTATCCGGATTGTTCCGATCTGGACGCATGATACGTCCAATTTCTTGCTCTACTGATGAACCACTATTACTCTCACGGGAGTCACCACGTTTCGGCATTACCATGTGACCAACTACTAAATGCTGCATGTCCAGTCCTTCACGCGCTAACTGAGTGGCAAATAAAATATCTACTTCTTTTCGGTCGCAAGCTTCTAAAATGTCTTTACGTTGTTGTTTTGTTACTTGCCATTCACGAATTTCTTTTTCTGAATACTGAGCAACCTTTACCTGCCAACCGTACTTACCTTGCTTTTTATCTACTGCATGACCACTATTGATAAGCTGTTGTGCATGTTTTTCGCTTTTTGCTTTTCTCCAGGTATATCGACTAATACCTCCGTGTACTACAGCTGTTCTAACATCGATACCAAATCTTGCTTTTGCCATTCGTTTTACGAGTTCTTCAAGTACGAAACAGTAGCGAACTGATTCTGTTATAACAATAGATGGCCCTAAACTTGCAGACTCAACAATATTCTCAGCAACTAACTTCGCACGCTTTTTATCAGAAATGAGGTGCCTTATTAGATCTGTGTAATCAAGATCTTCTCCACCAGCATCCACACTATCAATCTCGTTACGGTTACTTGCCGTCTCGTAATTGAACTCGGTATATACGAATTTCACTGTCGGTTTTATCAGTCTCCCAGCTTCATACATTCCGTCTCTGCTAATCTCATACACTTTTGGACCTACACCGTTGTACATATAGATTTCTAATCCATCTTTTCGGGAAGGTGTTGCGGTGAGACCGATCACATTTTCAGCCGTTAACTTTCCAGCCGTTTCAATGAATTGTATTGCCGGAAAGTGATGGGCTTCATCCACTACTACCGTCCCGATAAAATCATTTAGTGCATCGATTATTTGTGGATTTCGCTGCAAGGTTTGCACTGTAGCAACAATTAGTTTACCGTCTCCCCAATCATGTACACCGTCACCGAAAAAGCCGATACGACCGATACCAGGCATTGTATCCTTAGCTCGCTTTGCGGATTGATACATTAAGTCTTTTGTATGCGTAAGCCATAATGCTGCTTTACCCTTTTCGTAAATGTAGCGCATGCCCATTACGGTTTTACCTGAACCAGCCGGTGCTACACCTATTCCGTTTTCTTGCATAAGTGCTTCAACCATCGGTGTCTGGTCCTCTTTTAATACAAACCCGTCATCCCATTCCCCGAAACTAACATCTCGGCCATATGAAATCTGTGAGGTAATAACTTTACTTGGGTCGTAACCTAAGTTTTTCAGTACCTCTTCTAGCTTTGACAAGAAACCTCGAGGCGTAACAATATCGCCTCTGTCATGTACAAACAATTCAAGTTTTGCTTGTACACCCCATGTAGGTCTACGTTGCTTTCTTGCTTTCAAATACGCTGGATTATCAAATGTTAGCGCCTTAGTAATTGCCGCCTTAAGAGGTGTACTAGCACCTCTTATTCGGATGTTGTGTTTTACAAAGATTTGTAGCAAGTGAGCACCTCCGATAGATCGTAAGAAGGTTCATGGTATGTAAGTCTTGGAAGTGGTAAACAGGGAACCGTCTGACTTTGAAATTCTTCAAGTTTTATATGGTTCACGTTTCGTTTTTTCATATGAATAAGAGATGTAATAAGTCTGAACGCATAAGCCTCGTCAAGCCCTTTGCTATCATTTAGAAAACTGATAAACACTAAACCTAAATTTCTATCAATAATTTGATCAAAATCCCGTAGCCCGAGAATCTGATTCGGTCTCATATAATCTAGTGAAAATCTACGACTCTCTGTACGTTTCATTTCAGCTAATATATTTACTTCAGGTGTTATTACAATCTCGTCACCTGGACGAGTTGCACCTGCACCATCTGCAATTCTCATACGCCATACATTCGGAATTTCTCTCCAGCTTCTTCTGATTTCAGCTTGGAAATCATCCCCACGTTGCTGACGTTCACGCTGTTTATTTCTCATTGCTGTTTGTTTTGGATCCATAGCAACCTCCTATGCCAAAAACTTCAGTAGATTCGCTTGTACATAAGCTTTTGCTTTTACAAGATCCGCTGATTCTTTAGCTGTTTCCCAAGCATCTTTTGTTTGATAAATTTTGATATCAATGGACGCTAACTCTTGCTCTACGTCTGTAAGTTGTTGACGTTCTTCTTTGCTGTAATGCAGGCGGTACGCATCACGTAACGTATCATTCGTGAGAGCCACTTTTTGATCATTCACATAAGCGTATTGGTTACGTCCCTCACCTTGAATTTGCATAAATGCCTCTGCTTCTTTCAGCTCTACTGCAGTTTTCAGCTTCACTTTTTGCTTAATTAGATCTGCTTTTTTCCCATAAGCTTCTTCACGTGCTTTACCTTTTTCAAGAACATCCTGTACTGCAGCATCAATTTGTTGTAAGGATGCTTGTAATTCAAGTGGATCTAATACTCGAACATAGTCAGTCGGTACTTTCTTACCTAAAATTTTTGTTGCCGCTGCAAGTAGCTTTTCTTTCCCATGCTCCTCTTGTAAACTAAGAATTTCATTATTTAATTCAGTCATTTTCTGGTCCCACCTCACATTGAATTTTTGGTAGTTCTACTACTAACTTTTTAAGCGTCACGTGCTCTTTAACAATTGAGTCAATTGTTATGTTCATCGTTTCTACTCGATCATGTTCCTCTTTGTTGTAACCAGCTACACTTATCATCAACGGTGAAAACTCTATTACTACAGCATTCCAATCATGTTTATTATTACTATAGTTAGGGCGTCTAAACGGGTTACCACTTGTGACCTGTACCGCCGTACCTTCGCCTAGTTCATTCTCATCAAACTGCGGTTTGTTTACAATCATGTTCGTAATCCCTCCTTTGCTTCCGCTATTTTCGTTAACGCTATTCCTACTACATCCGGATTAATACTTTCTGTCTCAGCAATACTCTCAACAATCGTATTAATATCGACTAGCACATCTTCCCCTGTTTCCGTTTGAATTAATGAGGCAAACTCTTCCATCGCATACGCTCGTTTCTTCTCAGCTTCAATCCGGCTACGGTCAAGTACTTCTTCACCAGGTTTTGCACTTTGAAGCGGAATCCGTTCTAAATCAAAAACACCTGGTGATTTTACATCGATAAGAAGAACTTGTATTGGTCTATTAATCTCAGCTTCCGAAGCCGATAAACGTGTGATACTTCCGATATTCGCAAACACTTTTCCATCCGAACGCTCGTAAACACCAAAACCTGTATGATCGTGGCCACACAAAACCAAATCCGCATCTGTTTTTACATCTTGTACTTTTGTGTACCGATCAAAAGGTGGATCATGGTCAAGTAACATACCGTGAGCTACATGTATTTTAGTTGACTCATAATCTTCAGTAACTTCTGGTGAATAACCATAACCAGCTTTATCAATTTGATCACTGTACGGTGTAAATGTTAACTGGACGTGATTACCGTCTTGGTGAAACATATGAGCTTGCCCAGGATCATTAATGACTGTAAGCTGCGGGACGATTAACTCCAGTACTCTAAGGCTTGTTCGTTCATACGTTGCAAGATTGTAGCCGTAAATATCGTGATTACCAGCTGTTGTATAAATTGGAACTGGACTCTCTTTCAATACCTTTGCGAATTCTAGTAACACGCTTGTCGTAACCTCAGGCCTATCAAACGTATCCCCAGGTTGTATAATTGCTGTCACACCTTTGTATTTAGCTAGTGCGAAAATCTCACGGAACTTCGCAATTAAAGCCTCTTTGTAGTTATCCTTACGATTACGAGGGTTTGTACCTCGTATATGTGGATCACCGAAATATAGAAACTTCATACTCTCACCTCTGCTTTTTCGTGCTTCGCGTAACGTTGTATCTAAAGTAATTCCACCTTCAACAATGTGGTGCATCAGTGAAGGTTACTTGATTCTTTTTTCTTGATAACTTGTTTTGTGATTTCACCTGTCTCAGCATCTAACGTCAAATCATCTTTACCGTTAACACCCAATTCAGAATGAATGTCAGCCCATACTGCATCGTGCCATTCCTCTAATCCTTTTGTTGCATTTTCTAATTTCTTTTTATATTTTTCTTTAATTGGTTCAAGTTCAGCCTTTAATTCCTTAGCTACAACTTCCTTAATAGCTTCCGTTTCTTTACGAATTCTACGTAACTCGCGTACTTGTTCTTCAGTTGCTTTACCTACAACTTCCTCTGTCACTTCTACACCTGCTACCGTTGCAGCTAATTCTTTTACTAAGCACTTAATACACATATCCAAATCTCCCTTTCTATAAAGCAGTTACTATGCTTTTTCCTTGTTTTTGAGTCACACCAAGTGCTACGTCACCTATCTCAGCTAAATGAGTACTGTGCGTAATTAAAATGATTTGACGTTTAAATTTCGTACTATACTCCTTCAAGAAATACGCCACATTTGGTGCGTATTCTTGACTCACGTGCTTTCCAACCTCATCTAAGAATAACGGTCCTCTTACACCACTAATTTCTCCAACAGCCAATCTGAGCGCTAAACTAACTACGTCTGCTACACCACCACCGCGATCATAATCAGGTGGCTTTAATTGTGTCCGTACATCCTCAGACTGTAGCCAATACTCTGCTACCGGTTGATTACCTTTTACGGCAATTTCAATTTCGAATCTGTAGTCTTTATCGAAAACAACTGTAAGAGCTGACGTAACAATTTCTTCTATACGACGTTTTGCTTGCTGCCTTGCATAATCACTTGTCTTTTGAAGAAGAATTTGTACTAAATCAAACTCCCCAAGTTGCTCCTCAGCTTTTGCTTTTCTTGCTTCTGCGCTTTTTTGTTGCTTAACTAGCAAATCACGTTGACCGATTTTCATTTTCAATTTATCGCTTGCCTGACGGATATCTGCTCTTGCTTTTAGAAGCTCGTACATAAAAATAGCCTCCTTATACCTGCGGGATGAGTCGTTCTACATGCTCCAGGTTTTCTTTAACTGATGTATCAAGCTTATTGATTTCTTCCTGGATCGTTTCAGGCGTTACCCCGTACTGCGCCATTTGTTCAGCGATTTCCGTTAATTGCTTTTCAGCTGAAGACTTTTCCGCCTCTGCTTGGATTTTTGCTGTTTCTGCTTTCTTTAAATTTGCTTTTGCAATTTCAATACGTTGTTTTAATTCCATTACTCATTTCCCCCTTCAAGTTGTTTTGATAGTAAATTTTGTAGCTCTGATTCAAGAAACTTCTTTTGATCTCTTAAACAGGCCAACACAGTTGGTCGGATAGCAAAATCAATACTCTTTTCTCCTATACTTTCTGATTCACTCACTAATAAATTCTCATTTAATTTTTTATGAAATAGTGAGACTTTTAAAACATTAGATGTATCGTCAATAGCTTCAATAACCTCATTAATTTCCATTAATGAATTATTCAGCCTCTCAGCTGTTTGTAAAAACTCGCTCATTTTTTCCGTATCAATCACCACTAATCACCCCTCAATGAGAATGTTCAAAAGACATCGGCGATTCGCATAGCGGACAAACTCCACCAGCCTCGTTCCATGTCTCTTCCAATTCCTTTGTGTAATTTTCAATGTGCTTTTCATATAGTTCCAATGTGCTTGTACTATGACGTACTCTTTGATGCCAGATCATATAGTTTCGTAACAACTCTTTTAATTCAGCTAAATGAGTGCCATTGTTCTCAGCATTTGCAATCTGTATTACCACTTCTTTTGGAACATTTAAATGTTCCGCACGACTTGTCCAGCTCATATAATAATTTTGTATATTCTGGTATTTTTGTAAGAGCACACTCATTTGACTTAGTTGTGTAATACTTGTTTCGCATTCTTGTAGTTGATCTGACGCATTACCAGGTACAGATAATCTTTCTACATCCTTACTTGTTTTTTCGTAGCCTTGTTTAACCACGCTATGTTGTACATAGAGTTTCTTTAACTCATCCGTTTTCTTTACTTCCTCTTCAATCACAGCTACATTAATGTTTTCAATTACAGTTAACCTCTCGACCTGTAATTGAGCTTCTTGTAATACTTGACTATACTTCTTATAGTTTTGTGATAAGATAGAAAGCAAAGAATATATTTCTTCGGATTTAGTAGAATCTTGTAACAAGTTACTTACTTCTACTAATCCATCAAATTGTTTTAATGTTTCAGTCAATGTCTTCTTGGCGGTGGACAGTGACTCGTATCTTTTTTGTAAGTCCAGTAGTGTTTGCAGACGTTGCTGGTCTTTTTCTGTTTCTTCAAGCATTTGTATAAGAACCGGCACTTTTGAAAGCCTCTCATCCTCAACAAACGCTACACGAAATCTTTTAAATGCTATCTGTTGTTGAGTTTGTAGTTGCTGCAGTACATCTTTCTTTTTATGCAATTCCTCCACGTGCTCCATCAGACTTTCAGCTGTTTTTAACTGCTGTACTTTATCATCCACATCCAAGTACTCGAGTAAGTTACCTGCTAATCTCTCAATTTCTTTTTCAGCTAGTAACCTCTCTTGTCTTGCTGCGTATGTATCTTTTGAAACACTTTTTACCGCGAGATCCACAGCTTCTGTTCCTGCTAACTTACCTAGTACTTTTGCACCCGATGATGGTGTCTCACTTATTAAGAACGGAGCTTCGAGCTGAAATGCGAAGTTTAAAGCAGTAACAAAATCTCCAAATGTTTGCTTTGTGATACCGAGTAATTGTTTTACTTCTTCTGGTACCTCTGACTTCTCAAATACACTTCCTACATCACCAGGATCCGTTTGGATTCTGTACGATGTTTTTCCTTTTCTACGGTACTTTGAAATAATAATGCCGTTATCCAAGTGAATTGCAACCGTAGCATGCCCAACCGATTCGTTAACAAAAGCCTCACCTTGAGGTTCGTTAAATGCTATCCAGCGAACCGCTCGTATGATGGATGTTTTACCACTATCAGATGGTCCGGTAATTACGTTCAGCCCATTTCCTAAATTGAAATGGCTATTCGTATGTGACTGGAATCCTTCTACGAAAATCTCATTAATGTTGGCCAACAC